TTGGTTAGGCGGTCAAATATAATAGCGGCAGTCCCGGAGACGGACAAGCCCGAAATTGAATTAACCGATTTTGAAACGGCATACAACGCATTCATACGAGAATGTAAAATTAAGAATCTTTCGGAACATACGCTTAAGTATTACCGGAACGAACTACTGTCATTTCGCTCGATGCTCGAGCAGCAAGGCGTATCGACTAGACCTGAAAAAATAACGCTACCGATATTAAAAGAGAACGTTATTGTGTACATGATGGATAAACTCGGAAGGAAAGAGACATCGATCAATACAAGGCTTCGCGCTATTAGGGCGTTCTTTAATTTCCTCGAAAAGAACCGTATGATAGACGATAATCCGGCGAAAGAACTTTCGTTGGTTAAACAGAAGAAAGAGGTAATTGAGACGTTCAGCCGTGAGCAACTTCGGGATATTCTACGACAACCGGATCAGGGAACGTTTACAGGCTTTCGTGATTATACAATCATGTTATTACTCATCGAAACTGGTGTGCGTGTACGAGAACTGACTGATATAAGCGTCAAAGATATCCGTTGGGAGGATTCGCAAATACTGATTAATGGGAAGGGTTATAAAGAACGTCTTGTACCGATTCAATCGACTGTTAAAACACGGTTAAGAAAGTACGTTCAGATACGCGGAGATGTACCAAATGACGCTTTATTTGTTACGATAGACAATACCCCACTAACAACACGACAGGTTCAGAATCGACTTTCTAAGTATGGCCGTATGGCAAATATTAAGAATGTTCGGTGTTCTCCACATACATTCCGACACACCTTTGCAAAGATGTCTGTTCAAAACGGCGCAGATGTATTCGCACTTCAAGCCGTACTTGGGCATTCAAGTCTTGATATGGTTCGGAATTACGTGAATCTTTTCAGCAGTGATGTTATGGATGCGCATAAAAAATTCAGTCCAGTAGAAAAGTTATTTTAACCTCGTCTTTTAGGCGGGGTTATTTTTTGTCCATTTTCCGGAGAGGATTCGCAGTTATAAATGACGGACGAAAAAGTTTCGTAATACATGTCGCAAAATTGATGGTAGCCTACCCGTTATAGAAGTGTAAGGCAAACAGATGTTAAGCCGGGGAGATAGCGACACACACACAGAGGAGGAATTCGAATGTTACCACAAATGAGAATCAACGGAGCCGCAGCCGAACTTTTCGTAAAGGGTGATTTACTTATGAAGAATTACGTACCATTTGAACCGGAGATAGACAATACGGAGTGTGATATTGCGGTAATTCAAAACGGAAATCTTGTGCGCATTCAAGTGAAAAGTGCTCGCTCCGAAGACCTCGAAAAAGTTAAATTCGATCTAACGCGATCAAGTGCAGCCTGTCGTTTCTACACAAAAGACGATTTCGATGTTTTAGCGTTATATGATTTCGCAACAAATAAGATCGCGTATATTGATTGGCGGAGTATTACACACAAACGAAGCATTACGTTGAGATACACAGATACACCCTGCAAAAACGGATTCGTTGGAGAAAATGGTCGGCTGTTCTTTGATGATTATCGAGAGCTTCCACAGATTATACGAAGTGTATCGAAGGAGATATCCGCATGAATAGCAGAGGAATGATCGGGTACGCATCAGAAAGACTAGTTGAATCAGATCTTCTTTTCCAAGGGATTGTCGTTTTAAATCCAAGCCAGCCAGATTTAGAGTACGATTTGGTTGCGCAAATTGGGAACGAAAATTTCAAAATACAGGTTAAAACAGGAAAGCGGAAAGATGACAAGGTTCTAGTAGCGGACATTAGAAAATCAGCAAGCCCACGTAACCCATATAAAAAACTGCACTATACAAAAGACGATGTAGACATTTTTGCGATTACAGATCCGGAAACGAGAAGGGTAGCCTATTATCCTGCGGGCGAAGTCAGTCGAGAAATAACTTTCCGTTTTGAAAAGCGAAAATGCAGAAACGGGTATGCTGAGAGGTTGTTCAATGATTTTACAGATATTAAAGCTGCCATAGAAAAACTGTTTTCGCTGCAGAGAATATCCTAGACGGGGTGATAACGAATGACCGACGAACATCAGCGTCTCGTATCCGTCGAATCTCAATCCGAATACAACGTCACGTCTGGCAAGGCCGAAACGCGGATCTTCGTTAAGATGTACGTCGACGCCGTTAAGAAAGGTCTTATCGCGGATATCGGAGCGGAGCGTTGGCAGACTCTTTGCGTACTGTCTTCGTTCATGAACGCTAATGGCGAATGTTACCCGACGCAAGATCAGATAGCCAGCGCGCTAAATCTCAGCCGAGCTGCAGCGAACAGGCGGATCAAAGCGCTGTGCGAATATCGATGGCAAGAGCGTCCGTTAGTCGTAAAGCAGAAGGCGCGGGACCCGAAGACGCAGCGATGGGATAACGCGAGATATACGATCATGCCGATCAGTCAGCTCGCGATATTCGATGGAGATACGGAGGAGCTTACGTAGCCATGTGACGCCGAGCCATACACGGCGGACCCATACACGGCTCGACTTTACACTAACTAGAACCATCTTTTAACTAGAGCCATTAATAACTAGATAAATAATAGCGCTCAATTAAAACCTTTTCGCGCAGATACTTATTAAATAATAATTCTATCGCGGTAAGGAACATCCGCAAGAGTGAGCGTAAGCGAACGATTGCTAGGTCTTATTAATAAACGGAAGGATGTGCGATATGTTTACGAAATATGAACTCGCCACCATATACGAAGCGCTCGACGATCTTCATCCGGGTACTCGCGCTCAATTCGAAGGAGGCGTAGAGGTAGCGGTATCCGATTTAAGCGAAAAGGTATTGCGACTAATTAACGAAGGAGGCGACGCCAACCATGGCCATTGAAATCCCGATCTCACCCGATTACAAACTAACGTCCGACTCGCTTAACATCATCGTAAATGAACGCTACTTCACCGACCCGACAAAAGCGCCGAACTGGCCGAAGAAGCTTGCGGAGAACCCGAACGCTGATCCAACGCCAAAGGAAAAGTGGCGCGAAGTAGCGTATCACTCAACGGTCGAACGCGCGGTACTCGACGTAATGAATCGACGGTTGCGCGACTCGGATGCGACATCGCTGGCGGAATTAGCACGATTAATACGGGAGTTTCGCGAGGGAATAGCGGCTTTACTGGCGGTCGAGGGCGATTGGTAGGGTCAGCGATAAAACGGCGGAGAGGTGGCGAAAACGTGGCTGGAAATGACGTTAATTTTCAATCGCTAAAAGAGATCGCAGCTGTGTACGGTGTTAGTCTTCGCGACGAACCTAATCCGAAGGGTTTCATTATCGCATCTAAAGACGGAACCAAGCGCGAACTGACAACGGAAGAGTTCGTAAAATCAATATTTCCGGAATGGGAGGGTAAGCGATGACCGAAGAAGTTAAACGATTACGTTGTGCTGTGGCGGATTTGATTGGCGAGAATGAACGCTTGAAGAATGGCATGCCCCGGAATATATTCGCAATGTCAAATGAATTATGCCGCATCAGACAAGAGCTTATGGATTTGAGCGCGGAGAGGTGGCGGCTGAAATCGGAAAACGAAATGCTTATCGAGGAACTTCGCGAATTAAAAACCGAATTAAACTCGGTAGAGGAGGACGAATAATGAAGCCGACAATCACGAAGGAACAGGCGAAGGAATTAGAAGCGTATCGTCGATCCGGCGATCTCGATATACAGATCCTTGAGGCGGCTTGTGACGAGGTTATAGGCGGTAAGCTTGCGAAACTAGACCTTCTAACGCTTGCGGCCGCACTGCTCAACGGATACGAAGTCGAAGCGACGCCGGAAGACCGGGTGCGCGAGTATTACGACGAACTTCAGGAAAAGCAACGGACTTCGCAATCCCGGGGCGTTACGTTCAGCCTTGAATGCGAAAGGGAGGGCGTTATCAACACGCTCAATCTTCTCGGAATCAAAATCGAAGGAGTGAACGCGCGATGACAACGTATGAAACGAAGCCGGTCGCCAAGTGGAATACGCGCGATTTTATCGGTTACCTACACGCCAAGCACAAAGAAACTTACGGAATTCCTTACGTAACGAACAATCGCGGCATGGAGGCGAAGAACCTAAAGCTGATGATCGACGAGCAAGGCGCCGAGGTTACGCGGAGATTCATCGATAAATGTTTCGCGGAGAAAAAGCCGACGCTGAAGTATCCGGGCTGTAACTTTGCGTTCATGTTTTCATATATGCGCGAAAGTGTCTTATCGCGTGTGCTTACGGAAGTCCAAGCCGAACAGAAACGGGCTGATCGCAATGAAGGCGTGGATGATGCGTGGTTCTAGTGCGCCCGGCGCCTGGACGCCAAGAATTAGCGTCCAAGAAGAGCGAAAATAGGCTTTCTGAATGCGAAAACAAATGCCGCTGTAAGAGCGATAACTACTTTATCTTCGGTTGATATTTTCATGAATCGAACCTCCTTTCGGTAACTTAGGTATATTGTACCACATAAATAAGAATGTGTGTTCGTATTTTTATAAAAATTTCGGGAGGGATTGCGAAATGGCTGAAACGAAAAAGTATGTACGGATTAAGAAGGCATCTATAGAGGGAGCGTGGTATGCGGATAAGCTTGGACAGATATTCGAAGTTTATTACGAAAACTCCGTTGCACTAGGTGCAGTATGTTACGGCTACTATTCCGTGCTCAGAGAAGACGGTGAACTCATCATTACAGAAAAGCGCCCGGCCAAAGTTGGTGAGCGCGTGTTGATTACGGGGGCGTATGCGTATACGGGATGCCCATATAAAAATGGCGATATTAACAACGTGAAAACCGCAGATGAGTACGGACACATTCTCGTCGAAGAACATTCTGTGAGCCTATTACGACGGGAATACGAAGTCATCGTCAATAACGAAATTAAAAACGAGGAGGCTGACGAAATGAAAATCGATTTGAACGCAATGGGATACGATGAGTTACTAGCGCATGGTGATGCGGTAATGGAGGCGATTAAAAAGCGCACATTTCAAGAAGGATTTCAAGCGGCTAAACAAGTTCAGCGAAAGTTGGCGAAAATGAAGACGTCTATTAATACCCAAGCACGCCGTGATGAAATCGTTGAGCAGGCGAAAGCGGACGTTAAGGGGTTATTCAAAAGAGACCTCGGATATAGACACGATTTTATCGTAAACTCCGAAAAAAGAACCGTTGTCGCTTTGAGGAAGTCGTTCGTGGAAGGATACGTACGCGATAGAGGCATCGCAAAAGCTACCCCTGACGATTGTTTCAACATTCATATCGGAAAGGCGATTGCGTTAAGACGTGCGCTAGGCTTAGCGGTGCCAGACGAATACTTGAACGCGCCACAGCCGACTGAGGTTCGTGTGGGTGATTTTGTATCGGATGATAGCGGGGTCAACAAAGCACTAGTTATTGAAGACGACAGTTGGCCGCCTTTTTCCGGCGGTGCAGTAATATACTTGAAAGATGCGCGTAAATACTGCTATAGAATAATCGACGACTCACGCGAAGAGGTGGGCGAATGAAAAAAAGGCATGTAACGTTTGGAACGCCGAAATACGTTGAGGCTACGAAGTTAGGCGAAAGACTGGGAAAGACTGATGAGTTAATCGGTAAGATCGAGTTTTTAGTGGAAGAACTCTCCCGAGGCGGTTGTCCCATAGGGATGTATAAACAACGCGAGAGAATTGACCAGTTAGCGCAGCGATTATCGGAGTTGATTTAACGAAAGGAGGCGCGTGAGTGACGTACCATAGACGCTTGAAAAAAACGGTGTTTAAAAAGTATAGCGGATATGATTGGACTTGCGACGCAATGTATCAGGAACCCCGCGTGAAGGACGCAGATAAACGAATGCGCTCGAAGCATGAAAGAACGATAAGAAAACGAATTGATCGGAAGGAGGTCCGCGAATATGAATAACGAAAATAATTGCGTACTCGCTGACGGATGCAAAGCGGCCGGGACCGACGCATGTACGCGGCACTGTACGCATTTCATCGCGATACACGGCGCATCGGGCGAAGGGGGGCGCTCAGGGGCGGCAGGGCTTCCGCGTGAATACCGGCTCGTCACGCTGAAGAATTCGCCGGCTCGCGCTGACCAATCCGAAGCTTATAAGGCGGCCGAGGCTTATGCGGCATCCTTTGCGCGGCAGTTCGAACAAGGCGGACCGGTTGCGCCGGCCGACCGCATTAAAGACCTATATCTGTTCAGCGAATCGCCCGGCACCGGCAAGACGACGACGGCCGCCGCACTTCTGAACGAATGGCTACGTGTCCATTATAGCGGCTCGCTGCGGCGCGGCTTCGAACCCCTACAGCGCCCGGCGTATTTCCTCGATGTGAACGCGTGGCAGAACGACTATAACGAATTCAACCGTCCGCGTGTTCCGGATTCAGTAGCAGAGCCGGCGGCCGCCCGTTATTATCGTGCGCTTGAGGCCGCAAAGAAGGCGCCGTTTGCGGTGCTGGACGATATAGGGGTACGCGATGCAACGGACGGCTTCCGCGGTGATTTGCATACCGTTATTAACGCAAGAGTAACGAATCAACTACCGACCGTATACACGAGCAACATTGCGCTCGATCAGCTTTGGCAAGTATTCGGTGAGCGACGTCTGGCTGATCGGGTGGGCGACCTATGCCGCGAGATTGAATTCGTCGGCGAATCGAAAAGGGGGATGCGTAGATGATTAAGGTTGTTGTAGCAGGAGGGCGTGATTTTAATGACTACGACTTACTGCGTTGTAAATTAGACTCGGCTCTACGCAATCGACAAAACGAGAAGATCGTAATTGTGTCCGGAAAAGCACGCGGAGCGGATAGTCTCGGTGAACGTTATGCGCGCGAGAAAGGGTACGAAATAAGTGAGTATCCTGCCGATTGGGATAAATTCGGAAAGGCTGCCGGGTACATTCGTAATAAAGAAATGGCGGAAGAAGCAGACGCATTAATGGCGTTTTGGGACGGTAAGAGCCGAGGCACTAAGCATATGATTGACCTTGCGAAAAAGAACGGATTAAAGATATCGATTGTTTACTACGGTGGTGGCCGACCATGAAAACGGAATTCACCTTCGGAGATATCGTCTCGGTTGCCGGGTATGAAAATCGGATATTCTACGTCGATGCTTGGCGCGAAGTAAAGGAAACCGATGAGTGGGGCGTAAGTGAGTACGTCGAGTTCGAACTGACTGACGCGATTAACGGTGAATTCCTTGATGCGTTCGAAACGGATCTGCGGCTGGTCTGCCGGAAACATTTCGCGGAAGATTACCTCTTATCGTACGACGTGACGGATTATCCGGAGCCGGAGGGCGCGGCGTCCCACTTTACGGATGATTATTCTTTCGGAATAGGTTATGCGAGAGAGGAGGCGGTTGGGATGGCGAAAGAACCGAAGGAAACGCCGAAGACAGCGCGGGCGGTAAGTGCGCAGGAGGTAGCGAAACGCAAGCGGGAGACTGACGAGCTACTCGATAAATATATCGACCTAATGACGTTATATGAATTAATCGGGGATGTGGAGTATAAAACGAAAGCTGACGCTGTGATGACGAAATTGAGACGGGAGGCGGGCGAATAATGGGCGTATGGAGATCGGATTGGGTTTTGATTGGCGCGGATATAGGATACGATCAATTCGATGAATATAAGTACGAAGAATACGAAAAATTTGAGGGCGTGGATAGCTCGGGAGAGATTACGTATTTAATAGACGTAATGGGTGGCGAGTATTTTGTCGTCGGTGAGGTCGTGACCAAAGCATCTGAATATGCGGGATTCAGGCGTTCAGAAATAGAAGTCGGAGATATTTACGAAAATGCTTGCGAAAGAGTCCGAGAGCATATCCGCACTGAATTCGGGGTTGAAGCAAAACCGAAGCTTATCGTTATCACACATTTTACGTAAGGAGCTGAACGCCGATGAACTACGGAACTTTACTAATATCGAAAGCTATCGAAGCGAACGATCCGAACGCCCTGCTGCGCTTCAATGTTTCGGAAGCCGACTTCCAAACGCAGGGCGAACGCAAGGCCTTCCGGTACGTCATGGATTACGCGGAGAAATATCGAGGCCAAGCGCCGACGGCCGAAATGGTCGCGAATGAGGTGCCGGACTTCCAGCCGGATTTTAATATCGAGGCGAGCTACGATTATCTTGCGCAGAATTTGAAAAATCAGGCGGCTGAACGCGACTTTATCGAAGTGGTTAACGGCAAGGTCGATCCTGAGACGCAGAAACAAATCAAGTCGTCTGAGTTTACGGAGAGATTCGAACAAGCGCAAAAAACGGGAGATATGCAAAGTTTCGCTGAGTGGTTGACGAGCTTAGGCGAAAGTCTTAAAATGAGAACAAACGTTCGAAATACGGTTGGTACGGATATCAAACGAGACATCGACAAATTTAAAACGGAATATGAAAACCGTAAGGCCGGCGAGTCCTTCCGGATATGGCGCAGCAAATTCGACTTTGTTAATAAGGCGATGGGCGGCTACGTTTCGTCGAACGTGTACGTGATCTACGGAAAGTCGGGCCGGGGTAAATCGGCCGTATCGTTAGAAGAGGTCACTAACTGTGCGATGCAGGGGGCGAACGTTCTGATTTGGTCGATGGAAATGGGCTGGTACGAAGTGTTGGTGCGTCTGTACGTATCGATTTCCGGAACCATGGGTGTTACGACTGCGACTCTGGACGGCGTCGATATGGAAGCCGGATTCAATTCGCGCGATGTGCGTCAGGGCAAACTAACCGACGAGTTCGAGGCGGGTTTTATGGAATTCCTCGATCGGCTCAACGAAATCATTCCGGGTAATATTACGGTGCGAGCCGTCGACGACGAAGACTTCGGCTCAAGAACCCTGCGCGATCTAAAATCGGACATTATCGAAACGAAAGCCGACGTCGTGCTTGTAGATCCGTTTTATTACCTCGACTACGAAGCCAATACGTCAAAGACGGCAGGCGGAGACGCGGCTAATACTTCGCAAAAACTGCGCCGTCTGGCCGGGCATACGAAAACGACGATCTTTGCGCTCACACAGGCAGATGAGGATGACGAGAAAGAAACGGAAGACGGAGCGCGCGAGCTTAAGCTGCCGCAGCGTAAGGACGTCAAGAAAACGAAAGCCCTGCTCGAAGATGCTGCGTTATTGATCGCAGTTGATACGAACGCGAAAGAAGGCCGCGGCTTGATCGGATTGAACAAAGGGCGCGACGGCGGCGAAGGGGAAGTCGCAGAGATCATCTATTTGCCGCAAATCGGCGTAGTAAAACAGCCGGAAATGGGCGCCGGGGCTGCGGACGTGTTCGAGTTTTAGATCGTTTGGAATTTACCGGATGATATTGTCAACAATTACATCTAAATTTTTGAATAGTTTCGACAAATTGCGACTGTAATTTTCGTAACAATGTCGTAATATAATTTACAAGTCTCGAAAGGAAGTGTCTCGAATTGCCGATATTAAATTTGGGTGGACGTTCTGTAGACGTCGACATTCGGTATGAACTCGAACAATTCGACTGGACCCGGCCGACGTGGGGCGGCGAACGCCTGCTGGCCGCCAGTCCATTCAGATACGATCGGACTCCGAGCTTTTACGTATACCTCGAAGACACAGTGTCGGCAAAAGCCGGCTATTGGGGCGACTCAGGCGCCTATGACGAAGAGTTTGCGCGGGGCGGGTTCGTTAAACTGCTCGCTTTCCTGCGCGGCGAAACCGAAGACGACGCAATCGATTACTTATTGGAAACGTATGCACCGGCGGCTGAAGGCGGGCGTCTGACGCTTCGACTTCCGAAATTAAAGGCCGTCACGAAGCAGGAGCCTTTGCCGGAATCGGTACTCGCTGACACAACGCCGGGACCTAACGCTTATCTGGCGGGCCGGGGCATTACGGCCGCGGTACAAGAAGAGGCCGGCGTATCACTTGCCGGTAACGCAGTCGCGATCCCTTGGCGGCTTCCTAACGGCCGGCTGGCAAACGTTAAGTATAGGGCAACGAAGGGGAAGGCGTTCTGGTACGTAAAAGGCGGCTTGCCTATCCGGTATTTAGTTTACGGAATGGATCTCGTATATGCGCAGCGGATTAAAAGCGCGGTGATATGCGAGGCGGAAATCGATGCCATGGCGTGGCGGTCTGCGGACATACCGGCGATCGGAACAGGCGGCAGCACATTTAATTTACAGAAGGCGGACATAATTGCGCAGTCACCTATCGAATATTTAACGGTGGTTACAGATAACGACAAAGCTGGCGAAAAGTTACGGCGGGAGATTGAGCGTTATTTGAGCGGAAAGGTGCGGCTTGCGCACGGTTATATTACGGAGGTGAAAGACGCTGATGAACTACTTATAAAGCGCGGTACAGAAGCGTTGCGAGACGTGTATGATCGTGCGGAGGTCGTGAGAAATACTTTACGTTTGGGTTCGGGAATTCCCGTACTTTAGGTCGGCGGAGGTTGTATTAACCCTCCGTGTTGCTGTCGGATACCTCAATCCATTCGTACAGATCTTCGGGCGCGCAACCGAGCATCATTGCGATATTGTAGGTTCGTTCGATGCTCGGCAGGTTCCGAAGCCTGACGTAATCGGACATTTGCGTTTTTGATACTCCGACCATTGCTGCGAGTTGACTGAGACTAATTCCGCGTTTTTTGCATAGTTCGGGTATCCGACATTTGCCGACCTTAAACGTAATAAACACCTCCGTACTACATCAGATAAGGTGTCACGGAGGAAATTATAGACTATTTCCGTTTAATTTTCCACATCGTCAGGTACAATTCGAACAACCTTCTCGATAGGAACCTCGAGAAATTGGCATATAACATCGATCGTACCTATGTACATAGTAGCGTTTTTAGTCATGTGCTGCTTCTTAATACTTGCCTGTGTGTCAGGAGAAATGCATTTTCTTAGGTGACTAGGCTTTAGTCCTCTTTCTTTTAAAGTCTGGTATAAGGGCGAAAAATCAACCATTTTAAATACTCCTTTTAAAAAATGTCGGCACTACTGAACAAAAAATGTAGACACTGCTGAACATTTATCGTATGATTCAATTATACTCTAAATTGAAAATAATTCAAGAAACGGCAGAAAGGGGGCTCTCCAAAATTGGAGGCGATAAGACGAGAACTTTGTGACTTCATCGAGGACCATGATATAAAGTATTCTCAGATAGCAAAAGAACTACGTGTTGATAAATCATCGATGACAAAATTTAAAAAAGATGGCACGATCGGCTTTAGGGCATTAGTAGTTATGGCGCACTTATTATTTCCAAAAGATCCAGACAGTAAGATTTCGAGCTGGTGCATACAGTTAGACGATACCTCTAAAGAGATGGTTAAACAAGCATTTGAGTATGCTGCGATAACCAGAAACACTAAGCTACTTGAACACTTAATTAATGAACATAAGGGGAAATCTCATCTAAAATCGTATGTTTCTATGTATCGTACTATATTAAATTATATGGATATGAAAATATCGATTAAAGAGATGATTCAAGAAATGAACGAATTCAAGGCTTCAAAAGATAAAGAGCTTCACATACTAGCTGGAATTTACAAGTGTTATGGAAATTACAGTTTGGGGGAGTACTTCCTCGTGATTTCTGAGGCGATGGAAATTGGAAGAAGCATAAATAAAATGAATGATAAAAGAGAGCTATTTATAAAGGAGTGTTATATTCATAGGTTTGCAGAAATGATAGCTCCCACATATCTCAAATTAAATAATCTTAAAGGGGCGGCACATTACGCGAATATCATACTACAAGCTAATATATCTCCAAAATTAAAAGCAGATGCCACCTATCTTCTAGGAATGACCAAATTACTTCATAATCCAGACGAGTCAATTAAATATTTTGAAAAAAGTTATTCTCTAATGCGACTAACTGGTGTAGATTATCTCATAAATGACTCTTATAATAACTTAGTAATGGCAAAAGCGTATCAGTATAGAAGTGATACACAAAAGTTAAGTAAATACCTTGAAACTTTAGAGGAGGTGGTTTATTTAGAAGAAGGAGACAGTTTTTATGAGTGCTTAAAGATCTATGAAAAAGGGGGTGTTGATAATCTTCTTGAAGGCCATCGTAAATTCTTATATAAGTCAAACTTCTTTATTTCAGCGCTTATAGCTTCAGATCTACTCTCCACAGGCATACACCCTTATTTATTAGAAACATTGAGTAGTTACAAACACAACAAAAAGGAGATGTTTTATTTTGAAGAAGATTTTATTGAGTGTTTTAGTGATCGCAGCGATTTTTTCAGCAGCCGGACAGCTTAAAGGGTTTGAATACGCAAGCAGTGATAAGACCTTCGGAACAGCTGAACTTCGCCCCGGAGGTTGATAATACAAGCAGAGCCTTCGGGCTCTTTTCTTTTTGTCTATACAAGAAGTTGACTAAATTTCCATAATATAAATATCGCAACTTTCCGAAAAAACAAACGAATTTTTGGTACGATATGGTCATAGAAGAAATTAATAAAAAGTTTTTAAAAAGAAATGTCGCAAAATCATTTACTGCCTACCCGTTATATAAGTGTAAGGCGAAAGGAGATATCAAATTGGAACAAAAACAATTTAATAGACTTCAGTTAGCAGCCGACAGTGGTGCGATTCCCTACGTAACTAAGGAAGCGGAACGAATCGCCCATCTAATTCCGGATTTTACCTCCTTTGAGCAGGAGTGCTATCAAGCGATCGGAAGGACGTTAGAAAATCTTGCGGAAAATGGACGCGAAAAAAAGGCGTTGATACAGCGCATTATTCGCGAAACCCGGCATAGATTTGTGAAGAATAGACGATCTAGGGACGAAATCGCAATCGAAGCAATTAACGAAGAAGGAACCGTTTGGGAGCCGGAAGACACTTTGGCGAGTGTTGAGGACGCGGTTTTGCTTAAAGAAAAAGTCGCCCTGTTGGCGCAGGACGACGAAAGAAAAAAACTTATTCTCGATACTTGGACTCGCGGATGTACAAACGATACGGAAGTTTCCACGTTGTTGGCGCAACGTTTTGGAGGAAATGCTCCGTCCCATCGAAAGTTTATCCAACGATTCCGATCAAACTGTCAACGCGAATTAACAGCTTAATATTTCTGTCGCAGCTAGGCCCGAAGGACTTTCGCTACGTCCTCATTGTATTGCATATTGTCAACGAATTCAAGAGAACAATTATGCGAACATGTCCTCGGCCTAGTGCGATTATCCTTAAAATAACGGAGGCTAACGTACTATGCATACATCGAATTTACCCACATTTAACGAATCTCAAACGCTTTTAGCGCTAGATGAGCGCAAACTCACCGATTTCATTTACCAAGGCGCATGGCCGCACGATGAAGATCCGGCCGATTACTATCCGGCCATTAAGGCGGTGCGCGTCGGATGATTACCGCCGGTCAGGTCAAGTTTTCGCACCACGCACGCAAGCGCCTGAAGGAACGTTACAATATTACGAATTTACACGTAGCGCGTAAATGGATTGCGCAAAAGCTTCAGCACGTAAAGTATCTCGGGATCACCGTAGATTCTAACGGTAAGGAAGCGCGAATGTACGGCGGAAAAGGAGTCATTATACTCTTCGCGCTGACTAGCGATTATGTACTGACCGTTCATCCTCCCGAAAAGAATACGGCGATCCGATTTATCAACGAAGCGTACGACACGATGAAACAAAGCGTAGAGGCTGCGGTTCAGAATAACGAAAATTATGCCGCGGAACTTCACGAAGAAATAGCGCACCTGACGGCCGAGCTTAAACGAACGCGTTCAAAAGCGAAGAAGATGGCGTACCAAGCGCGAATCAATGCGGTTCAGATGCGGATTGACGAATTACCCGCCGAATCCTTCGAATTAAAACGCAGGCTTACAAAAGCGGCGAAAGGAGTTGCGGCGTATGTCTGATCTTTCGTGGGTGGGACCGATTGCCGCCGTCATCATCGGATTAATACTTTTCGGCATGTGGACGCAAATTGGCGAAGACGACGCATGATAGGCGCGTCGCGTCCTCGGAGAATGCCGGGGCGGCCGTTAGGTAATCCGTGTCGCGTCGCTACTGCCAAGCGCTGGCGGCGTTTCGGGCGCAGATACCGGCATTTTGCGAGGGCGAAAAGCCTTAATAAAAACGTAGGGGGAAAACGAATGAGCATTCGAGATATCTTAAAGAAACGTGAAGAGGAACGGGATAAAGCGTCAAGTGGCGAAAGTGAATTCCCGGAAGGTGTTACGCGATATGTTCGCGTTGGAAGCTATGGAGAAATCAACAAAGACGGACGCAACTTAGTCATTCTCGCGCAGCCTGACGATTGGTACATCTACTTTGTTCACGAAAATAAAGAATACACGGGGAAAGGTTATGATCACAAATTCCGCAAACACACATGCCTGCACTCTCCACACGATAAAGTAGGTACGGAAGAATTACAGCAGTATTTCCGTCCAGGTAAGGCTGAATGCATTTCGTGCAAAGCCGGTGCGCAACGTAAGATGTTTTTTATGATTCCGGTCTACGATCCGAAATATAAAACCTATCGCGTAATTGATATCGCTGAGTTCCACGCGAACAATTTAATCGACGACTATGACAAGGCCGAGAAACCTGCGAAGAAGATCCTTCCGGATTACACACTCGTAGGTCAGGCGGTTCACTTTAAACAGGCAGATAAAACGTACTCGTTGGAAACGGGTGATCTCCCTGACGAAGTCATTGAAGAAGCAAAAGCATTTATCGGCATCGATTACAAGTACGAAGAGCTCGCAAACTTTCGTGAAGAAAGCGACATTGTTAAGCTGCTACACGAAGCGAAAGACGGTGTTAAGAAATCTGTATTGCCTCCGTTAGAGGGCGGCAGTGCGACAGACTCTAATGAACCTACTTCCGAAGAATTACCGTTCTAATCACGTACCAACCAAACGAAAAGGAGGCGCTTATATGGCGCATAAAGCAGAAGATACCGGCAAGTATTCGGAACTGATCGCTCGTGCTGCGCTGCTGGCTAGCGGCTGGCAGGCGGTCAGTACGTCCGAAACGGAAGAGGCGTTCGATATTAGCGCAAAAGATCCGTTGAGTGGCGAGTGGAAAACGTTTCAGGTGAAGACGATTTATGATCGGAAGAAGCGCGGCAGCCTTATCGTTCAGGCGCGGAAAAGCGACCGGACACCGTATAAGCTCGATGAAGTCGATTACTTTATCGGCGTGCTTATCGGCCGTGGTCCGGTACCTACCGTGTGGATGTTCGAGAATCGCGAGCTTACCGAGTATTGGGGGCCGCAGTCGAAGGACGGCAAGCGGTGGGTTCGGATGGATTTGAATTTTCGGCGCGAAGACGTAGAGATTACGGAAATTAACGAATCGGAGGCGGTATAAATGGCGAAATTAAACGGCGTTAAGACACTCGATATGGTGAACGGTGAAATTACGAAGGTTGCGTATGGCGGCGCGGAATATGTGAAGGCGGAAGGTTTACCGAAGATGGGCGATTTGGTACTGGCCGACAAAGGCGGTTACGACATTACCTATGGCGCTTTCTACAAAATTACGGAGGATGCCGACCATGCGGACGACGTTAGATTCTTGGACGACGTGGATGATGAGCGGGTTAGAGATGACGACGATTACGTACTCTTCTGCAAAGTATCCGCTAGCACCGATCCGTCCTTAGAAGAACGCGTCAGCTCCGCGGAAGGCGAAATCGAATCGTTAAAATCCGACGTGGCTAAGTTGAAGGGTGAAGCGGGGTACGTACGGATTGACGCAGATGAGGCGAATGTGGGCGATTACGTTAAGTTCGATGATCCTCCGGACTACTTAACCGATGAGGAATATTACGAAATTGTTCGATTCGATAGTTATAGAGATCCTTGGATCACTGACGATGATGGAGACGAGTATGACGCTAGTAACCGTGACTTCGTATTCTACCGCAAAGTAAGCGCCGTAAACGTAGAAGCTGAGCGTCTGAGGGTCGGTGATTATGCGAAGGTGGTCGGTCAGGCTATTGTCACCGAAAAAGGAGACATCGTTAAAGTGATTCAAGATACGGGCTGTCAGGTTCCTTTTATGGTCGAAACTATGGACGGTAAAGACACGGAATGGCGTACAGAAGAATCACTCGTACGCGCCACTGACGAAGAAGTTGCCGAAGCTAAAGACGCAGCAGCACGCGCTAAATTCAAAAGAGGCGCTAAAGTGCGGTTGCTTTCAGGCGGCGGACCGTACCCTTTACGCGGGTTTGAGAACGGTAAGATTTACGAGGTTGGATATAATAACTTCGATCATCCTGAGGGTAAACGTATTCGAATCGTGGGCGATGCCGAGCGCTTCGGCTATGCAACGCCGGATCAGCTCGAAATTTTATCCGAAGAGGAAGTCGCCGAGATCGAACGCCAGCAAGTCGAAGAAGCGAAGTGGGCGAAGATCGGACGTAAGGTCGGCGAGTATAAGAACGGCGATGTTGTTCGCTATGACTACGGAGATAACGAGATTTGCGAAGTCGTGGACGATACCGAAGAGGGTCGCGTAGGAGTTCAAACGAAGGAGTACGGAATTTGCAGAGAAAAACCGGCAAACCTGCGCCTTATCACGCCAGTCGAGGCGCGCTTTGACCGCTAAGCCGGCCGCCGTCTGCGCCGCATGTAACGCTAACCTTTACGAAGGGCGATCCGCAATTTACGATTCGCTCTTCGAGGTTTACGCGTGCGGGCCGTCTTGCTGGTCGGAATGGTATGCAGAAAACGAAGCGGGATATAAACGAAGATGGACGGAGGCGGTCGATTTATGAGGAGATTACCGAGAGCAATCGCATTTCTATTCGGAATTATAGCCGCATTTGTTGCGGGCGTATTCGCGCTTTATTCGGCTGTAGCTCCGTTAATTTTATTGGTAGGCGTAATAATTTTCGGATACCTGAACGTAACGAGCGATTAAGCGGACTTTATTACGCGAGGAAGGAGGACGACGGATGGAAGGCTTACGGTTAAACTTGAACGCGCTTAAGCCGGCGGCACCGAAATCGGACGCAGTAGAGGAGACGGCCAAGCGGAAGGCGAAAGCCAAGACCGCCGAGCCGATCGAGGAAAGCTGGCGCAAGATATTCGCGATGAAGCTATCGGATGCCGATCGCAAAAGGGTAACGGAAGTCAAGGCGGCCATGGATGCGGGCAAACTAGCGCGCGATCCGGCTGACTGCGTGAACAAGGCCGGCAACCCTAAAGCGTTCAGCAAGGCGGAGGCACTCCGGCTATGGAAGACGCTTCAGGAATCCCAGCGCGAAGAAACCTTGCGGCAGATGGTCGAGAATACGCCGGATAATTACGAATTAATTACGACTGAAGAACGATTTCAGGCGCTAATCAAGGCGTTAAATAACGAAACAATAATCGCAGTTGATACCGAGACGACGGGCGTAGATGTCTATACGGACGTAATCGTGGGGCTTTCGCTGACGTTGCCAAACGCTGACTGGCACGTTTATATACCGGTGGATCACGTTGATTGCGAGCAGTTAAGTCGCGAATATGTACTCGAAGGTCTGGCGCCTGTATTTAACGATGAATCAATCGGCAAGGTTTTACACAACGCGATATTCGATATTGCGATGCTTCGGCGGCATGGGTTCGATTTGAAAGGCGTCGCTTGGGATACGATGACCGCGATGCACCTTCTGAACGAAAACGAGAGTGATCGAACATTAGGCGGAGCCGGTTCGTTTAAGCTCAAAGACTTAGCGCCTAAATACTTAAAAACACCGGCAGACACTTTCGATGCTCTGTTCGGCAGGAATGCGCAATTTAAAGAAGTTCCGTTAGACCTAGCGCTAGTTTACGCAGCGAAGGATACGGAATTAACGTGGAAGCTGTACGAATTTCAGCGTTATCACATGGCGAAAATACCGACGGTTTTGGAATATTATCAAACCGTTGAAGTTCCGTTATTGTATGTAATCGTCGATTTAGAAGCCAACGGATATATTCTTGACTTGGATTTCGCGAAAGAATACGGAGAAAAGCTGCATAAGCGTGCGGAGGAGTTGCGAAAGGAATTAGTTGTGGAGTTGACGCCATTCCATGAAGGAGACGAACCGATAAATCTAAACTCGACTCATCAGATGCGGCCCGCACTTTCAAAGGCAATCGGCAAGGAGCTCCCGAATATGGACGCTAAGAAAACGCTCAAGCCGTTGAAAGACGACTACGATGTCATTGCGAAACTCCTAGAGTACAAGAATATCGTTAAGTTGAGTGGTACGTATATCGACACGCTGCCGACAAAGCAAAACCCAACAACTGAGCGTTGGCATTCGCGATTCAATCCGATGGGAACCGTGACGGGCCGATTCAGCTCCGGAAAGGACGAAGAGGATAAAACGCAGCAAGGGTTTAACGTGCAGAATCAGCCACCGGAAGCACGTCCGATGTTCGGTCCTCCTCCCGGAAAGCTGCTAGTAGGCGCCGACTTTAAAGCGCAGGAAATCAGGTGTGTGGCGCACCTGTCGGGCGAACCAGTACTGATTAATGCGTTTTTAGAAGAACGTGATCCATACGCAACGATGGCATCGAACTTCTACAAACGACCGTACGAGGAAGTTTATAAGAATGCTGATGGTTCCGACACAAAAGAGCGAAAGAAAATGAAGGTCGCATGGTTAGCTACATTATACGGAATGAGTGATTATTCTCTAGCGGATATGCTAGGCGTAGGTAAGAAAGAGGCGACCGAGTTTAAAGAAGAGTTGTTCGGAAGTATGCCGAAGCTGTCGGCGTGGTTAAAAGAGAACGAAGAATTTGTGCGAAAAAACGGATACGTTTGGGCTGATCTGAATGCGCGAAAACGCCGGCTGCCAGACGCTAAACTACCCCGCAAAAACATTCCGTACGGAAAATGGAATGATCCAAAATACGATGACGTAAGAAAACACAACTCGCGAATTAATCGCGCTTTGCGTCAAGCGACAAATGCTCGCGTACAAGGGTCGTCGTCTATTCAAACGAAAGTCACGATGATTAAAGCGCACGAATATTGCGCTAACAAACCGGGCTGGGCGTTGTGGTCAACGGTGCATGACGAACTCATTTTTGAAGTTCCGGAGGAGTTTACGTGGGAAGAAGCGCAAGAAATTCGCGATATCATGCTTAATTCTTACCGTTGGGGAGACGTTGTGCCGAACGGAACGGATATCGAAGTGATGCGCAAATGGGGCGAAGGTGTGCCCGTAGAAGAATGGTTCAAAAAAGAGGAGGCGGTTTAATTGGTTAAATTGACGATTGAACAACTGGAAGATATGACGTTTGAAGGCGGAATTGATATCGGAGATGTGACCTATACAGTCGTAGAGGAAAGCGAATGGGAGCACGGACACAAGCACCAAAGCAAAACCGTTATTTTCACTGACGGAAATAAGCATTATCGCGGAGAACTTGGCAGATCCGGATCTGAATGGACCGATTGGACGTATGACAGCGAAATTTACGGAGCCGACGATCTGGCCGAAATTACCGAAGTAGAAAAACGCGAAGTCGTAGTAACGAAGTGGGTGGCAGTTTGACGAACGCAAATGCACGATCAGCCGCAAACTCACTGCGCGCCCAATTAGCGCCGTCGCCGCCCGAACCGACCGGCTATGCACAGCAGATTGCGGATGAACTCATCGAATATCTAAACGAATGGCACTCGCTTCCGGAAACGTGGGATAACGCACTGGACGCTCAGATACACCGATGGTACGCAGACGCTCCGAAAGTATTTCCGAAGAAGCCGTATTTCTCGCCGTCATCTGCGAATGCCTGCCCGCGTGAACTTTATCATAAGGCGCTTGGCGATCCGCGAGACATAACGCGAAAGCCTCCGTATCAAGGGCGCTGGACCCGCATCGGAACGGCGATTGGCGATATGATCCAGCGTGATTTGCTCTTTATGGAAAAACACTTCGAAAAGAAAACCGGCCGGCCCTGCCCGTTCAGCTTCGAACGCAACGAAGACGGTACGCCGGTGTTCGAGGACTTCGCCAAGCGGAACCATAAGATCGAGCACGCCGGCAAGACGTTTCATCTGTATGGAACATGCGACGGCATCATGCGCTATGTCACCGAGGATGGCGAAGTATTGCGCGTAGGCCTCGAAATCAAATCGAAGCAAACGAGCGCAGCCCGTACGTCTTTCTATTCGCTGAAGAAGCCGGATGAAAAGCACATTAAGCAGTGCGTCGCTTATGCGGAGATGTATGGCGTCGACTTATACGTAATCCTCTACGTAAACGCATCGAAGAAGGCGTGGGAGTACGAAGAAGGCGAATTCGAAAAGTCGCCGGACATCCGGGCGTTCGGCCTCGAAATCGGACGCGAAGATATCGACGTGCTGCTCGATAGATTCGTAGAAATCCAGAATTCGATTGACGACGGTAAGCCGATGGCGGTCGACCTTAACGGCTGGACATTCAACGGATACAAAACGGCTATTGCGCAGTCACTTACGGCGGCCGAACTGGAATCCATTCGTGAAAAGGTCTCGCGAGTCAAGCGATCAAACGTCTTTGATTCTACGAAAAGGCAGTACGCCGGGGCCCTTGAGTTTATCGAAAAAGTACGCAAAGGGGAGGCGGTTTGATGACCTTCTTAGCTTATCGCCAAATTATCTTGGACTACGAAATGCATGTCATCTATCGAACTAGGAGCGGGCTAATTGACAACGAAAAATCAACACGCCTTCTCGATAAATTAGACGAATGGAATAAAACCGGGTGTGAGGTTCTTTCGTATGATTAGCGCCAAGCCTATCCGCATCCTAGCGTTAGACATATCGACTAATCCCGGCTTCGCGGTCCTCGAAGTCAAACGGCTGAAGTCAGGTCCGCGCGTGAATCTCGTACACGTAACGTCTGTCAGCACGACGAGCCAGTCGCCGGACAGTCACCGGTATTCCTATATCGAGGCAGCGGCAACGATGGTTCTGCACGAACATGGACCGTTCGACGTTGTTGTCCGGGAGCATTACACGAAAGGGCGCAATAGGCGATCGACCCAAACGGTGTTTGGTGCGTGGGCCGTCATCGACTTAGCGCTTGGTAAATACGGCTATAAGGCGGATGTGGAGATCACGCCGACAACGGTTAAAAAGGACGTAACCGGAAAAGGTAGCGCATCAAAAGACGAAGTAGAGGCGGGAGTACGGCGGATACTTTCGCTCCCAGCCGACTTTACATTTCGGACAGATGACGAATCGGATGCGGTGGCGATTGGGCTTTCGTATCTTGTTCGCGAGAAGATTATAAAACCGGAGGAGGGCGAATAAATGGATCAAGAATATTTTTTAATCGCAGGGAAAACGGAGGGGTTTAGTTATGCGGATGCTAAAGTTCTTCGCTGCCGCTCCGAAATCGATGCGGAGAGCCTTGTTAACTCACTTAGACACGAGGGCTATTCGATCTTTTACGTCACTAAAACCGTCTATCGAATCGATGATAACGCGACTATCGGGGAGGCGAAATAATGGACCGCATAATAAAGTGGGGGACGATCGCAGTAATCGCATTGTTCGTATTTGTTTTCGTGGTAGCGGCGCCGGCATACACGATTGCGTCTTACCATAACGAAAACACTTACGTAATAAAGGTAACGGATAAAGAAACGAAAACGTCTGACGATTCCTCGAAGTATCTGATTTTCGGAGATGACGAGAAAGGTAACGCAAAAGTGTTCGAAAATACCGACGCAATATTTGCGCGGAAGTTTAATTCCAGCGACCTGTACGCGGAGATTGGGGTCGGTAAGACGTACGAATTCAAGACGGTCGGCTTCCGGATTCCATTTATGTCGAGCTACGAAAACATAATGACGGTAAAGGAGGCGGATTAAATGGGGCTTTTACTTCTGATAGTCCTCGTTGCGATCGCTGTGTATATTTATTTTATTTGTAAGGTGTATTGTACGGAGCTTATCGATTATTTGGTTGGAGCATTTTTGGCGCTAATCGCGGCTTTAGCCGTGCTTTTGATAGCCGTAATTCCTTCATTTTATGCTGAAACAAAACCGGTTAATCCGCATAAAACGGAAATCTACTCGATTAAAGATAATGCTAAAACAAGCGGAAGTTTCGTACTTGGTTCCGGAACAGTTGACGAAAAGCAATATTTTTATTTCGTAAAGGAGAAAGACGGGTTCAAAACGGTTAGCAAAGCCGCAGTTGAGGACTCGAAGATGAAGGAAGGGAAGTACGCGAAGCCGTACGTTCTAACTTACGATGTGCAATTTAAATCGTCATTCGCTCGATTCTTTTACGGCAAGAGTACGGGATTCGAGGCGTATGAGTTTTACCTCCCGGAAGATACGATTACGACCGAATATAAAATCGACTTGGAGTGATGCGAATGTTTAAGCGGAGATTATACGAAACGCTTTCGTGGATACTTACAATCGCAACGTTCTTTCTGTTGGTTAGATTTCTGGTATGGGCGATAGAATCTCCCGTAGCAAAAGCGATCTTTACGATTGCGGCCGTATTCGGACTGCTTCTCGTCGGGCTTTACGGAATCGTCCGGTTTATCTTATGGCTGATCGTCGAACCCTACCGCGCGTATAAACGCGAGCGCGAAACGGAGGGAACGGCCGAATGATTCACGGAGCAACTGACGAAGGTTTGCGGAATATGAGACGCTGGCTTAACGAAAAACTGATCGAAAGTGATACCGCCATCAGCTTCCACGACCGGAAACTGATCGAGGAGCGTATCGAGCGAGAACGGACACAGGCGCGGCTGGACGAAGTGGAGGCTGAAATTGAGAGACGGAAGGGGTGAGCGTATGCTAATCGCCTATTACTCGCTGACCGGAAACGTCCGCAGATTTGTCGCTAAGACCGGCCTAGCAACCGTCGAAATTAAGCCGGGCCTGATGCTCGCCGAGCCGTTCGTATGCGTGACCGGTACGTACGGCTTCGGTCAGGTTGCCGGCACGGTTTCGGATTTCCTCGCGGATAACAGCGACTATCTTGCGGGCGTGGCTGCGTCGGGGAACCGCAATTGGGGCGATAATTACGCAAAGGCGGCCGATGTGATTGCGGCGCAATACGGCGTGCCGATAGTCGGGCGCTTTGAGCTGGCGGGCACGGACGCAGATGTACGACAATTTATCGAAAGGGTGAACGCACTTGACGAATAAACACGCGAGATATATCGAACTTAATAACGAAATCATGATACAGAAGGACGGCCGGTTCCAATTCGAAAAGGATATCGAAGCCGTCCGCGCTTATTTTATCGACTACGTAAATCAAAACACCGTATTTTTCCACGACCTTCGCGAAAAGCTCGACTACCTACGCGAAAACGATTACTACGAAACCGAATTCCTTGACGCATATACGTTCGATGAAATCAAGGCGGTCTATCAAGCGGCTTATGCGCACAAATTCCGATTCCCTTCGTTCATGAGCGCGTTCAAATTCTATAACGATTATGCGCTGAAGACGAACGACGGCAAAAAGATTCTCGAACGCTACGAAGATCGCGCTTCTATTGTCGCGTTGTTCTTTGCGGGAGGAGACGCAGCCAAGGCGATCGAGTACGTAGATTTGATGATGCGACAAGAATACCAACCGTCAACGCCGACGTTCTTGAATGCGGGCCGGAAGCGTCGGGGCGAGCTCGTTTCGTGTTTCCTGCTCGAAGTGGGCGACTCGCTGAATGACATCGAAAGAGCGGTCGGGATCTCGATGCAACTATCGAAAGTAGGCGGGGGCGTGTCGTTGAACCTATCGAAGATTCGCGCGAAAGGTGAAGCGATTAAAGGCATCGAGAATGTAACGAAAGGCGTCGTCGGAGTAATGAAGCTCCTCGATAATGCGTTCCGATATGCAGATCAGCAAGGTCAAAGACAAGGGTCGGGCGCGGCGTACCTAAACGTATTCCATGCGGACATACACGACTTCCTCGATACGAAGAAAATCTCGGCAGATGAAGACGTCCGAGTCAAAACGTTATCCATCGGCGTTGTCCTTCCGGATAAATTTATCGAACTGGCGCGAGAGAATCGGCCGGCTTACGTATTCTATCCGCACACCGTTTACAAAGCGTATGGCCAACACTTAGACGAAATGGATATCGAAGAGATGTACGATCAGCTCGTCGATAATCCGGCCGTCCGTAAAGACAAGATCGACGCTCGTAAGCTACTCGAAAAGCTCGCCGTGTTGCGTTCTGAATCGGGCTATCCGTATATCATGTTCGAAGGCAACGTAAACGCAGAGCACGCGAACGGTCACGTGTCGAAGGTTAAGTTTTCGAATCTGTGTTCGGAGGTGCTTCAGGCGTCGCAAGTATCGGAATACACCGACTACGGCGAAGAAGACGAAATCGGCCTCGATATTTCATGCAACCTCGGCTCGCTCAACGTTGCGAACGTAATGAAAAACGGAGACTTCGAAACGATCGTTAAGCTGTCCGTTGATGCTCTAACGCGAGTCTCGGAAACTTCGAATATCAAGAATGCGCCTGCTGTTGCGCGAGCTAACCGGGAGATGCGGTCGATCGGACTCGGCGCGATGAATCTGCACGGCTATTTAGCGCAAAATGGTATCGCTTATGAATCGGAGGAAGCGCGCGACTTTGCTAACGTATTCTTTGCGCTCGTCAATTATTGGTCGCTGGTGCGGTCAATGGAGCTTGCGAAGGAAACCGGAAGCACGTTCGAGGGATTCGAAGGATCAACGTATGCAGACGGCAGCTACTTCGATAAGTACATCGCAGAGGACTTCCGTCCTAAAACGGAGAAGGTCGCGAAGCTGTTTGAAGGCGTTGAAATTCCGAAGCGCATCGATTGGGTTCGCTTGGAGGTTAACGTTATGCTCCACGGACTCTATCATTCGTATAGACTTGCGATCGCACCGACGGGATCTATTTCGTACGTGCAGTCGGCTACGGCGTCAGTCATGCCGATTATGGAGCGCATCGAGGACCGTACGTACGGCAATTCGAAGACATATTATCCAATGCCGGGATTATCGCCGCAGAATTGGTTCTTCTACAAGGAAGCGTACGACATGGATATGTTCAAAGTCGTCGATATGATCGCAACGATTCAGCAGCACGTCGATCAGGGCATCTCATTTACGTTGTTCTTGAAAGATACGATGACGACGCGCGATCTGAACCGCATTGATTTATACGCGCATCATAAAGGGATTAAGACGCTGTATTATGCGCGAACAAAAGACACCGGTCAGGATTCGTGCTTGAGTTGCGTTGTTTAAACGAAGAGGAGGGAACGAGCATGAATCAACGACTATCGGACGAAGATCTGGCGAGATTGAGACGGTACGCAAGTCGGTGTTGTGATCTTATGAATTACGCGAATATCCCGCCGGGAGTTCTGATCGCATTGTTGGACGGATATAAAAAGGAGGACGAATAATTGACGAACGCAAACGCAATCCACACGGCGGCCGACTGGTCGCGCCACGAAGACGACTTCACGCAAATGTTCTACGCGCAAAACGTTAAGCAATTCTGGCTTCCGGAGGAGATTTCGCTTAATGGCGATCTCCTTTCGTGGAAGGCGCTTAGTCCGGCCGAGCAGACGACCTACATGCGGGGCCTCGCCGGGCTGACGCTATTAGACACGGAGCAGGGAAACACCGGAATGCCTATCATCGCGCAACATATCGCCGGCCACCAACGCAAAGCCGTCCTTAATTTCATGGCGATGATGGAAAACGCAGTCCATGCGAAGTCCTATTCGAATATATTCATGACGCTCGCGCCTACCGAAACAATTAACGAAGTTTTCGAATGGGTTAAGACGAATCCGTATTTGCAACGGAAGGCGGCTCTGATAACCGGCTTATATCGCGACATAAAAGAAGGCGATGCCATTTCGCTATATAAGGCGCTAGTCGCTTCGGTATACCTCGAAAGCTTCCTGTTTTATTCCGGCTTTTATTATCCGTTGTATTTCGCCGGCCAAGGCAAGCTAACGAGCAGCGGCGAGATCATTAACCTTATCATTCGCGATGAGGCGATCCACGGCGTGTACGTCGGCTTATTGGCGCAAGAGATTTACGGAAAGCAAGAGCCGGGCGTCCAGTTTGAGATGCGCGACTTTGCCGTCGAACTGCTGACGGAATTGTACGATAATGAGGTCGCATATACCGAGGATCTATACGATGCGGTCGGCTTAACGCACGATGTAAAGCGATTCCTTCGGTACAACGCGAATAAGGCGCTGCAAAACCTCGGCTTCGATCCGTATTTCGAAGAGGAAAGGCCGAACCCTATCGTCATGAACGGCCTGAATACGAAGACGAAATCGCACGACTTTTTCTCGCAAAAAGGCAACGGCTATAAGAAGGCGACGGTCGAGGCGCTAAAGGATTCGGATTTTTATTTCGAGGGATAATTGCGCGGTTTTTCTACTAGGTGCATATTATTTCACGTAGGATGTCGCAAAAGTGGCGATTACCTACCCGTTATATAAGTGAGGAGGTCATCGCCTATGAAACGATTTATCAGTGCCACGGCAACGATCATCGCCGGACTGCTTTTCGTTCTACCGTACATCCATACGATAGGATTCCGGTGGTTTTCGATAGTGGCCGTGTTCGCCTTGATTGCGCTATTAACGAAGGAGGAAACGAAATGAACGTAAATATAAAACGGTTATCACCGGACGCACAGATTCCAGCTTATGCACACGCAACGGACGCCGGCTTCGATCTAGTGGCGGCAAAGGACGTTATTATAGAGCCGGGCGAAACTGCGTGTGTGCCGACGGGCTTGGCGTTCGAGATTCCGGAGGGATACGAAATGCAGATCCGGCCGCGCTCGGGCATTACGCTGAAGACGCCTTTACGCGTTCAGCTCGGAACAGTTGACGCAGGTTATCGAGGGGAAGTAGGAGTGATTGTCGATAATATTGCGCAGAAAAAAGTACTAGGTCTCGATCTTAACCAGCAAGCTATCGAATACTCTGAGATCGATTCGCCGGAAGTCATTAATGGTTCGTTAGAGAACGAGTGGGATTATTTCGGATATTATCCGAACGATACGTACATCATCCGCAAAGGCGATCGCCTGGCGCAAGCCGTAATCAAGCCGGTCGAGCAGGCGGTGTTTACAGAAGTTGATATGCTCGGCGATAGCGATCGAGGTGCGTGTGGTTTCGGGAGTAGCGGGGTGTCGTCGTGATGGCGCAAATATATGCGTGCTTTCTGAACGGCAAGCTGTACGGATGGGGTGACCTCGAATATATGAACGAGCTATTTCGCGATTACGTTGTTTATTGCGAGATGTATGGAAGAGACGACTGTACATTCCGGATAACTACGCAAGAGAAAGCTCGCCGTTTATTGATTAACGAAACTATTCGAGAAAACGGCGAAGCATTAAACCGATTGGAGGACGAATAGATGGCGGAAACCAGAATGAACGTACAGCTAATCGCACATACGCAACTAAGCGGATTCTTTCATGAATCGGAGGATTTATTTTACGAATGGGCCGGAAACGCAACCGACGGCCAAGCGGTCGCCCTAACCGCAATCAGATCGTGCTATAGCGCCAATAAACCGACCGAAATCGTCGCAAAGGAAGGCGCCAAGTATTTCGGCTCCAAAGCGTCAGATGGTGGCGAAGGCACAGACGCCGATCGGTTGTTCCGACATATCGTCCGTTCGGGCCATTCGTCAACGCTTGAGCATATCTCGTTCACCTTTGCGATTGAAGGCGTCAGCCGGGCGTTACTCGCGCAGCTTACACGTCATCGCGTCGGTTTCAGCTTCAGCGTCCAATCACAGCGTTATGTGCGGATGGGAAGCGATGATAAGATCGGCGGGTTCGATTATGTATTGCCGGATAAGGTTAAGACCTGCACGAAAGAATTAGATTTATTCGGAGGAGGCGACGCCCTGTTTAACGCGAGAGAGATATTCGAAAATGCTCTACGTGATATACAGGATGCTTACGATCACTTACGCGAAATGGGCGTTCCAGCAGAAGACGCGAGAGCCGTCCTACCGAACGCAGCCGCAACTAATCTCGTAATGACTGCGAATCTGACTGCGTTATTATCATTCTACTCTAAACGCAAAAAGGGACGCGGTGCACAGGCGGAAATTACCGAATTAGCCGAAGCGCTAAGACGCGAAGTGGTCGACGTGGAGCCGTGGACGGACCAGTTTTTCGAGGAGGTTTGAGTGGTGAGCGAATACGTTTATCTTCTGTGGGACTGTACCGGTGATTTCGGAAGTAGTGGAAAGATAACGTTACATTCCGTTCATGATACGGAAGCATCGGCGCTAAAAGAGAAACGAAAACAATATCGCGAAGGTGAGTTCTTTTATATTCGAAAAGAGCGCCTAAGAAAGGACTGATTTTATCGGTATACTAACGAATCTAGCGATGTCAACGCAATTACTTACGAATCCGACCGCCAAGCCACCGGAACTTCCCCCGCCTGACCCGCCACGCATAACCGAAGAGGAATCTGCACTCCAAGAGGCGGAAGCCCTTATCGAAGGCAAGGACGCTGAACTGGCGACTAAGGATGCGAAGATAAAAACGCTCGAATCCGAACTTGCTTCCGTAAAAGACGAAGTCAAGGCGCGAGCTAACGAAAAGAACGAGAAGCCTCCGCAGAAGAACGAAGAGCCTGCCACATGGCAAACGTTCGAAGCGACTGCGTATACGGCTTATTGCGCGGAAGGATGTACCGGAACCACGGCGACCGGCCTCGACGTCAGCCATACGATCTATCACGCAGGCAAGCGTATTATAGCGGTCGATCCGTCAGTGATTGCGTTAGGCTCGACGGTTGAGGTGCGGCAGGCAGACGGCACGACGTTTGAAGCCGTGGCACAGGATACAGGCGGCGCGATTAAGGACGCCAAGATTGACGTATTAGTTGCGAATGAAGCTGACGCGGTACAGTTCGGACGGCAGTCGGTGCAGGTTCGCGTAATAAATTAACGGGAGGGCGATCGGGTGGATTGGTTCAGTGATGAGGCGAAAAGAGCTAAATCAGAATATGATCGAATATTAAGGAGGAATATCGATAATATGGCGAAGGAAATCGTAAATGCGAACGCTAAAATCCACGTACTGGCTGACGAAACACTTGGCGGCATCAAGCGCGAATACGTAGAGGTCGATCGTAAGGCGATAGAGGGCGAAAGCATTGTTATCGTAGGTAAAAAGTTTCCGGAGGACGTGTACAATAACGGAGATATTCTTACGGTAGATCGTGACTTTCACTCTGAAATGACTTTCGTGGAAAGTGACGAAGCTATCTCAGCCGAGTATAACTGCAGTGGGTTAATCTACCACGAAGAATATCACGTACTCGAACCGACCGACATCGTTCACATTGACGGTCAGCGTTACGAAATGGTCGAACGTGAGGCGGAAGTGGGCGAGAAGGTTATCGTTGTTAGACCTGACGAAGGTCTAGGGAACGATAAGGAGGCCGGTATCGTAGGTATAGTTAGTTCGCTCTATTCTGCCGGAGACGTAGGCGTAAAAGATTTTGGCTTTGTGCTTGGCACAGAATATCGCGTCCTCGTCCCGGTTGAATCTGCCGAAGACGAACCGAAGCCAGCCGACCCGATCGACGTTATCGCCAGTTTAGCGCAGGAGGTTGCGTCTTTAAAACGAACGGTCGATCGCCATAGAGACGAAATCGACACGCTGTTTAAAGACAAACGGGCGCTTGGCGAAGAGTTAGCGCGGTTGAAGCAGGACGGGAATACACAGCAACCGACCGGAACTTCATTCGCGGATTTCTGTGAAGGATATATTGCGTATTCAAAAGCGATGAAGGGGGCGCGACAATGAACGATGTAGATTACGTGATTTATTACGGAGAGGATATTTGCCTTAGAACTTACATTTATTGCGAATATTTCGAAGAGTCGGAGGAGGAGGAGCGCCCATGAAGCTCGCCCTAACCGCATCTTTACGTGCAGGCAAGTCGCAGGCCGCCGGCTATCTATCGACGTATTACGATTTCCAAACGTTCGCCTTCAGTGACGAATTAAAAGCGGCTTTCCATCGCGCATTCCCTTCCGTACCTGAAAAGCCGAAGCCACGCGCGTATTATCAAGAATTCGGTCAGGCAGCGCGGAAGATACTCGGCGAGAACGTCTGGATAGACGCATGTATGGCGAAAGTCGACGCATATACGGCGCTCTTTTCTCGCAAATGTGATTGCGGCCTATCACCGTCCCTGAAGAATCGCGTACTGATCGAAGATGTTCGGCAGCAGAACGAATATGGCCGACTTCGCGCCGAAGGGTTTACGATTGTCCGCATCACAGCGCCGGAGGAATTACGGATTGAACGCGCACGGAAGGCCGGCGACGATTTCAATTTAGCAGCGCTCGATCATCCGACTGAAAAAGCGCTGCAAACTTTCGAAGTCGATTACGAAATTGTTAACGATGGGACGTACGAGCAGCTCTATGCGAAGTTGGACGCGCTGGCTGCCGAGTTACTTGGCCGAGCTTAGATCGAAAGCATAAACGCCGGAAGGGTACGCCATATACGCCTGCTTCGCGGCTTCCTCTTCGCCAATCATCTGAAAGCGTAGCGGAAGGTCCTCGTCTTTGAAGCCGGCCGCCTTAATTACTTTGCTTGCGGCTTTATTATACGAACGTTTATCGAATTTGAACGGAGTCGCATCGGCCTTTACGCTTTCAGGCTTTGCGCAAACAAGGCGATTCGCTTCGTCATCGTAACCGATCGTCAGGTAAAACGGTGCTTTGTCGGGCAGGCCGATGATCTTACGTGCGCCGGACGAAACGTATATTCTTCGTTGTTTATCAAGCGTTATGTAGGCGTCATTACTTTGCGCTGAAATCCAATTAATAACCACGTAATTCACCTCGGTTATACATTATACGGAAATTATATTCGCTTTTGGGGCGAAAGTCAAACGAAAAGGGGACGATTTCTATAGGGAAAGCTGATCGCAAACGATGGGAAGGAAACGTTAAGTCGATGGAAATCATCGCGAAAGCCCGCGACCAAATAACCGAAGAAGATATCGAATTCTTGCGGAAAAATTATACGTCGGCAGGCGGGTTACTGCCGAATGCTTTTAGCGGTGGGGCCTTTTTCACGCCTACTCACATTGCAAAGTTCGTATGGGATGTATTAAAGCCGCGGCTGCCTGAGACTCCGAAGGTTCTGGAGCCTTCCGTTGGTGCCGGTGTATTTCTCGAACATGCGCCGAAGGCCGCCAACGTCACAGCGTTAGAACTCGATAGTACAAGCGCGAAAGTAACCTCGCTGTTATATCCAGACGCTGAGATTATCGAAGGGAATGCGCTAGTACATGGCCGCCGAGATTATTACGATTTAGTAATCGGCAACCCGCCATACGGAGTAAACGTTAAATTCGAGCCGCAAGAAGACGAGGAGTGGCGGTCAATTACTAAAAAGAAGGGAGAATACGGAGGCAAGTCGGAGGTTGCTTTTATCGAACTCGCTATCAAAGCGGTTAAGCCCGGCGGTTATATTGCGTTTGTACTTCCGTTAGGCATATCCTTCGCTAACTATGCATCTAAACTTCGAAAGTTTATGCACGAAACGTGCTGGCAGGTCGCGACTATTTTACTTCCGGGAGAAACGTTCCAACACGTAGGTACTACGATTGCTACGCAGATATTAATACTGCGGAAAGCACCGCCTAGAACGGAGTTGATACAGCCAGCAACTACGAAATGGCGCTCAAATTTCAGAAGAGGCGGTGACACTGACATATCGGAATATAACGCAAAATTTCTCGAAGGTCAGCCGCCTGCTTATTTCGCACAAGTAACAGACATTGGGTGGGATGCGAAAGGAAAGTCAACCGATGCGTCGGGCGATGGTCTGACGCAACTTGACGAACTCCTTGACGATTTCACTGACGATAACCTTATGCGCGAAAATCTATATCCACACTTACCTAGCTGGCATGGGATCGACAAAGGAAACGAGGCATTCTTCTTCTCACATGGCAACGGTCAGTGTGACGGCTTAAGAGACGCAGCAGCCACTTTTCCGGAAGGTCCTTATCGCTGGAATGAACTAACGTTAGGCGCCGGGGATGAGATCGAATGGAATGGACGTATGGTGAGCTCGTTTGATTTCGATTGGCAGGACGAAATCGTTCGCAATTATTTCGATAGATAGCGCGATTACTAGAGCGAGAAGGAGGTTTTACGTATGGGAACGGTAAAAGTCGATCTCCACCGAAAGGATCGCGAGTTTAACGCCGCATATGCGCTCGACGACGCAGAGGGCGTCAAGTTGCTACTCGCCGATTACCAGAAGTTCGTCAGCCGAAAACGCTGCGGCGACTATGCGGCCATGGAAGTGTTGATCGACATTCATAAGGCGATCGAGCTCGCCTGCTTAACGGATCGGCAACGGCAGGCGATCGAGCTCGTTTACTTCGGAGAATTAACGCAAACCGAGGCGGGCGAACGGATGGGTATTGCGCAAAAGAACGTAAATGAAGCCCTCGACAGAGCCTCCGAAAAGCTTGCGGACATTTATTACTATTGGGCCGGTCACGGCGAAGGATATACGACAAGGGGGACGGATTGATGGATAAAACGATTTTGGACGAAACGATTACGGAAATGTACGCACGAACTAAGGCCGGTAAGATGTCTCGGCAGGAGCGAATTGAGGCAATAACGGCCCTGTCAGACGCTTACTTCGACTCTACCGGAGATCACCCGGAGCCCGCAGCGCTTGAGCGAATGGCTAATCTCGTACTCTATGAAGAGCTTTCCGATACTAACAAAAACAAGATGAAGGCAGAATACCCATTTATGAGTGAGCGAATGGAAAAGACTCGAAGATCCGGGGAAACGTCCGAAAAGATGGCAGAAGAATATGACCGCTTTGGAAAAAATCAGAGCAAACCTGTTCGTAGGCACCTTTCTACTTACGAAGGTATTCAAGTCGATAAACGCGCTAAATCTCAAAATAAAGATCGCAGAAAACGTTATTCGGCATTCGTTAACGGAAGATCCGACGGACAATTCACCGTAAATATCGCAACTGGCGAAAAAGTTTATCACTAATACCCGCATTTTACCGCGTTAGTTGTCTATACGTTATGAGGGCGCCCGTTCAGCGCTCTTTTATTTTTGCGAAAAGGAGACGGTTTAATGAAGAGATTACGAGTTATTAATACGGAGACAGGCGAAGACTGGTCGGAAATGTACACGCTGCGGCACCGCAACCAAGACGCAGCCTTTCGTCAGCAGCAAGAAAAAACAGCCGATCGGCGCGATTTCTCAAACGCCAATATGTCTAATATTCACGAAGTCTATGACGCTCTTACGACGGCACAGTGTGGCTATCTGATGCTGCTTCAGTGCTACGTCGACTACAACGGTGTTCTAATAAAATCCAGCCGTAATAAAACGCCGATGACCACCGCGGACATGATGGACGTTTTGCAGCTCAGTAAAAAACGGATGACCTTTTACGACTTCCTTTCCGCCTGTACCGAGCACGACATCATCCGGGAAGAGAACGGCCGCTACAGTGTAAATGACCGCTACCACTTCAAAGGTAATTTCGGTAGTCAGCAAGTCGTTAAGCTATACAGCGCGAAGATCAAACGTGTGTACAGCGAAGTGAAGGCGACTGACATCGGTCTGATCTATCGTATGCTGCCGTTCATTCATTACGAAACAAACGCTCTGTGCGCAAATCCTTTCGAAAAGAATCCGAAGCGCATACGTTGGTTTAACAAAAAAGAGCTTGCGGCGGCGATCGGTGTTACCTCGGATACGCTCGGCCGGCGCCTGAAGCAGATGAAATTCGACGGCGAATACGTTGTTGCGCGAATTAAAGTCGGAAGCGAGCCGGAGCGCTATACGTTTAATCCTAACGTATTCTATCGACAATCCAAGACGCCGGACAAAACGCTGATTGCGCTGTTTAACGTTAAGAAGGTATAATTTTACTATACCGGAGGTGAGGCGAATGGGAATGCCACGAGGAGCTAATCCGTTAGAGAGTGCGATTAGAGGCGCAGGTCCAGCGGAAAGCGCATCACGCGGAGCATAAAACGAAAAAGGACGCCTTATGCGGGCGTCTTTTCTTCGTCATCTTCCGTTTGTAATTCAAGAACTTCGATCTGCGATTTTAAGATAGCTATGTCTCGGCTGTTTAGGTTCGTAGGTAATTCAAAGCGCGCAATCTGCCCGTTTGTAAGCGCAATGCGAGCGTATTGTTTTTCGTCCATTCGTATAGCTCCTTCGGTGTTTATGTCTTAAATATATCATCAGCTCTTCCACGAATCAAACGAAGGTATCCGCAGCAGTCCTTTGCGCGTCTTAAATCGATGCTTCACACGGCATTTTATCGGCTCTATATTCACGTATTTATCCGTTTCTCCTACGTCTTTCCGCTCCGAATGAAATCTCCGCCGTTCAGCGTGCGGCATAAACTCCATCAGGCCCGCATAAGCACCGTCCTCATACGCTAAAACAAGCGCATTATCCTCTTTCCGATAGCCCGTAATCCAAACGTCAGTATATTCGTAATTAACGATCTTCAGCCAACGATCTGACCGCTTATTTTCCGCGTAGGACGAGTTAGCGCGCTTCATAACGACTCCTTCAATGCCGGAGCTTTTCGCTAATTCGAAAACAGCGCGGCCATTACCTGTAACGCTATCGACAATCTTAACGTTTGGATGATCGAGGGCAAGGCCGCTTAATAATTCCTTCCGCTCATATAACGGTTTCGACGTAACCGATACGCCGTCGAGACGCAATATATCAAACACGCAGAATACTATCGGATGATAGCTTTTTTGCGATTGAAACCGCTCCATCATAGCTTCGAAGTCTCCGGCGCCTGTCGGTCCGGGCACGATAAGCTCGCCATCCAAAATGGTACCGTCCGGAATTTGTATCGTGTGGAGTTCGGGGAATTTAGCGGTGACTTCGTTGTTGTGGCGCGTGTAGAGGCGCATGCGGCCGCCATCTTTGGACGCGAGCAGGCGGATACCGTCGAATTTGATTTCCGTAATGTAATCGTCAGAGTCGAACGGGTCTTTTGCGGACTCTAATAGCATTGGCGAAATAAACAAAAAATCACCTCGTTTCAGCTTCGTAATACTATAATGATATAGTAAGAGTCGGCTAGAACGAAGTGATTAGGTACTGGTAATTTATGGTTAATTAATTCTCTTTAAATATTCCGGAAGCTTTAAATCTATTTAATAATCTATTCATTTCTTGTAGGGTGAAATCGTGGCTGTTAATAAGATTGACAACATCCTCGTCAGTCAATTCTCTTCTCTCAATAACCTTACGTCTTTCGATAACCTCACCAGTCGCAGTTACACTTTTTTCTTCTTCTTCCACGGAAATGTTCCATCCGTGAAGATTGATTCCTAGAAAACGGTGTCTCGAATCTCCAATAGGTTTATATGTGATAATTGCTCCTGGATTTCTTCCGCCGTCTTGCTCATACGCCGTTTTGTTAACCGATTGCTCTCTTTCTCGTAATTGAATGATTTCTTGCAATAAGTCCAAACGATACACCTCTTTTATATATTCTTTTTCATTCCGCATCTTCTACATTCGCGCAAAAACTTTCCGCTCTTCACCGAGCTTTTGAACAGCGTATAGTCACAGTTGTCGCATCGTCCTGCGCGCTTGTCCGGAAATTCCTTGTATTCGTAAGTGATCGACGTATCAATGCCGTTAGTCTCGTATTTTTCCTCCATTTTCGCTGTACCTCCGTGTCCTACATCGTTGTATAGAACGATTATACCACGAAATTACAACGAGAGAGCCGCTTCAGACGCGTTCAGGTACGATAGGTATCCGAAAGCTTGAAACGGCTCAGTTCGTTCATTATTTAACGTTGAATTTCGCTGACTCAAACGTACCGACGTATTTGCGCTTTCCTGAATCCGAATAGCAGTCGATCTGAATAACGTAGGTGCCTTTGCCGGTCTTGCTGCGGATCGATTTCGCACTAAACGACTTCAGCGGCGTTGATGTCTTGAAGCTTCCGCGTTGTAACAAGCCGGTTTCAGTCATCCCGCCGCCGCTGCGCTTTTTATAAACGCCGGCCGTGTAGTACAGCGTTGAGCCGCCTTTCTTCTCGGCTTTCCAGTCGACCGTGCTTGCGCTACTGCTGTACGTGGTTGCGTCCGTATATACCCGCGCCTTGTGTCCGAACTTCTCCGTCTGCCAGCCCGACCATGCCGCGTCAGCTTGCGGAGCCAGCGCAATAGTGCCGGTAAATAGGGTGGCGGTGATTACGAGCGATTTGACTAAACGTTTCATACGATTTCCTCCTTTAGAAGCCGACAACTTCATCGTCAATAGTCGATTTTGTATAATCGATGGTATTTCCGTCGCGATGACCGCTACTATACGCAAACATTTCCTCAATATCCGGGACTTGTATTGCGCGTGCAGTTCCGAACGACTTCGAAAGCTCTTTGTAGGCGTCGCTTACTTCCTTCGGTTTAATAACCATCAAACCGTATTCTTCTTTCATCTGACGCAACTGCTCGGCGAATTTTTCTTTAAGCCCGTCAAGGAATCCCTTCATGTAAGAGTTTTTTAGGTCATTGGTCTTTTTTACGGTTCTGGTGGCGTATTCTTCGTCATAGTAGGAATTTATGAAACGCTTTGAGTAGAACTGAATCGCATCATAGGCGAGTACAAACATTTCTTTCGCAAGCTGCACATCGTTGTCATAACCGAAGAAGATTACAGTTTTCTTCCTTCTTTGCTCACCGTCAAAACGTTTATTATTGTAATAAAATTCAACTTTGAAGTTATCCGCGATAATTCGTGCTAACGAACGTTCCCACCAGAAAAGCCGCTTATAAGCCGTTGCCTGACCTTTTACGATCTCTTGTTCAGCACATCTTTCCGTTATCTCACCGGAAGAAATATCGTGCTTAATCATGAGTTTCTGCGCCAATAGGAACGCGCTTTGCGATTCCTCATCGCTTTTATTGTCGTTTGCAATTGCCAATAGGCCGCGAATTTTCTTTATGATCGACTCGTTGCGCGTAGAAGTCATACGATTTCCTCCTCAACTTCCAGCCGCGTACCACACGTAGGGCAGCACGCGTCCGGCTTGATTTCGATATCTAACTTAGCGTAATTGCAATCGTGGCAAGTGTATTCAATCATCGTTATGGATCTCCGTTTCCTTTTCGATTAAGTACCCGAAGTAGGTAAGCGCCGTATTAAAACCGATCTGATACGCGCGCCCGCTGTCCTGAAATAGCGTCATCGGTCGTTGGTATAGGTCGAGGATCTGCGCTTTTTGTTGCGCCGTTAATGGCGGCGTATCCGACCACAGGCGTCTTATATCAAGCGTCATTTTCCACACCGCCTTTCCGCCGTAAGAGCAGAAGGACAAAAAACACGATCGCCGATCCGATTCCGATATAATCGAGCGCGGAAAGCTTGGCGAAATTCATGCTCGCGATCCATGAGACAAGGACGACAATTAGCAAAATTTCCGTGGTATTAATCCGTTTCATACGTGGTATAATTGATTGACAGGGGCTTTCGCCCCCGTTGGATTATGTGCGGCGACGGTGTTTCTTGGTCGGAATCCGTCGCTCTTTTGCTTTCGCCTCTTTGCGCATCTTGCGAAGTTCTAGCGATAGTTTGAAAATCGCTAACCAAGTGCCTAGGAGCGCTGAAAGCTTTACGATGATGTCAATCAATTTACCGTTCACCTCCTTTCGTTACTTTAATTATATCGCATAAACGTTATAACGTCAATACGTTATTGATAAAAATATCGTTTTTACGTTATAATAAGCGTAGGAGGTGGCGGAAATGATCGCAAAGATAAAGGTAGGCGAGGCGTTAAAGCGCTCGGGCAAGACGCAGGGAGAACTCGCTGAACTAACCGGAATCCGTCCGAATACAATAAGTGAATTAGTCCGCGGACATAGAGAACGTATCCAGCTCGACCATCTCAGCCGGATTGCGGCGGCGTTGAATATAAAAGACATACGTGAACTGATCGATCTTGTAGACGAAGAAAACGGAGGCGCTGACGAATAGTTGGCGTCTTTTTTCGTGGGTTCGTTTAGTCTGCGATTCTCAATTACGATAATCTAAATGATAATGAACACGACTTTATTCGTACAAATCGGGCAAAAACACGACTTTATTCGTACACCCGAAAAGTGGGTTCACGCTTAGAGCCGCAAGGGATACAGCCGTTTTAGTCCGCCAATCACTTCTTAGTCTTGTGAGTCACAAGCCTCCGGAACTACGGCTCCGCCTTCGTCCGGGGTTAACGCAATCAATATATCTATTAATATCTGCGCGTATGTAGGGAACGAAGTGACCGGAGTTAGCGCTATGTTTAAATACAAGCGGAAGACACTCGTTAATATAGCGTTAATCTAACGAAATAAATAACGGAAGGGCAACGATAATACCGTATAATTTACCTCGATATGCTGTCTTACGTAATAGAAGGACGTAACATACCGTATAACCTAGCGATAGGCAGGCGGGATATAGCCGGCACACATACGCTATATGTAACACCGTATAGGCATACGTATAGTTATATAGGAAGGAAGGCGGCGGAGAGGCGTCCGGTTGCGATGCGCGATGAGGCGGACAGCAACGAGCCACTGCCGGAGGATGAGCCCTTCCGAAACTCACGGGGTCAAACCGAATGACCAACGCAATATGCACGATCCTATACATAGCATACGGCACATGGCATACGGCAGGGTGCAGGCGTGGCGCGGATTCTCGAATGCATAAACAATGTACGTTTAATTGCGATGAGTAAACGATGACGAACGTTATCATATCAACGTTTGTCTATTGATTCGAATGTAACTCAATTTACTTCTGTTAAATTCGTTATTCATAAATATGTATTTAATATACGATGACCCAAACGAAGAATCGCGGAAACGCCGGGCCCCCCAACCGCCCCCAAAAATACCGGCGCAACTGCTGTCCGGAACTTGCGCACAATTTTTCGAACTCGGGGCGTCAACTAAACGGAGGTGATCGCGTTGTTCATTCAGGTTCAACGGCTGACAGACGACCAGAAGGCGCTATTAACGGAAAGGTTTGCGGAGATGCTCGAAGGAGACGGCGTGATAAAGATCACTGTAAATTGCGGAAGGCCCTCCATATACGACATGGTAAGTAGAACGACGAGCTTCGAAATCATCGAATCGATTACGAAATGATAAACGGAGGTGCAGCCGATGCCCCATAGATGCGACGTTTGCGAAAAAGATTGCGAAGTAGAATACGATGATATTAACGATCGTCATATGTGCGAGCGATGTTGGGACGAATATTACGAGGCTTGTTATTATGGCGGCTTAACATAACGATTCTGCCACGAAATAAACACGCCACAGCCGGTTTAATCCAGTCGGAGGGTATTCGGTAGGGCGACGGTTAGAGGCGCTAATTTATACGAATGCGGTGGCGGAATAGGTAGACGCAGACAAGCCGGAGGGCCGTAAACTTATGCGAGGTGCAAATCCTCGCCCGCATAATAAACGAATAGCCAAGGCGGCGTGCCAAGCTATCGCAGCTTGCTAAAAGCCAACAGCGCCAACTATACATCCGGCATTGTCCGGCAGAAAAACGAGCGAGTAAGGGATGCGTCCTGATCTCGGTGTATAGACGCAATCAGAACGAGGCTTCCGCACCCTACGGCGGAGGTCTTTTTGTGCTTGCGTAAAGCGAGCGAATTAGAAACGAAAAGGAGACGATGTGAATGGCGGACAAACGCGAATCAACAAGAAATTCAGTAATGGCGGGGGTAGCTACAAACAAAACAGGCTACTCCTTATCAGACGGATATCAAGCTCCAAAATTCAGCCTGGAATCTCAAACCGGAAATATCTACGCAACGGGCGACATTAACGTAAAAGTAGCCGTAGAGGTATCCGAAGCTATAACCGGCCTCAAAGCGCTACAGCGCGAAGCAAAGGCGGCGACACAGGCGCTAGCTGAATTGCGCGAGGAGCAGGCGAAGCACGAAGATACTCCCTCAACTGTTTACGAGGAGTATATCGAAAATGTAAAACGATTAGCTGGCGATTGGTACTCGGAGGAATTTCGATTAGCGAACGACATTATTTACGGCGCTTACTCTTCAGGCGCAGAAGGTGAAGTCTACATTGGTCGAGGGATGGGAACAAGCACGTCAATCCGGGCATTAGAAAATACGTTTAAAGATGTTGTTTATCTATCTGTAGAAACCCAAAGAAACGCGCCGAATTTAAACGGAAAAGTAGTTTTTGTAGATCCGGGTGTCAGTGTTCCGAGAGGACAGAGAATCAAGCGGTTATTAAAAATCTCTTGTGTAGATGGAAATGGAGTTCCGTGTTAATGGAGTTCGTAGTTATGATAGTCGAGACACCGGAGCAAGCCAGATTTCTCGAAAATATTTTTAGAGAAGTCGACAACAAGCGTATTTATTTCCGAGCTTTAGCTGTTGGTCAGGCAGCCGTCGGTTGGCAACATAAAGGAACGCGTCCAACTAAGGTTATAGTAGCGTACAGGGAACTTACAACCGATCGAGAGAAGCGGTGGGAGCGAGAGGTCGTCAGAAATATCGGGTATAAAGACACGCATCCGACGAAGAAGACACAGTGGATAAAATTAAACGGAGGCGGTCGCCTATGACAAATAAGCAAATGGAATCCCACTGTGCCCCATCCAATTGTTCACGCCATTTCGAAGTTTGCGAATGCAAGTCGATGTGTCTGCTGCGGTATGGAGCCGAAATACGGAAGCGGCAGGAAGAAGTCGGAGCTGCAGTCGGCATATACGAAAAAAGACGAGCACACCTACGTTGGCTGCGGCTCAAACGTTGGGGCGCCCGTCGTCTTATAGATTAACATTCGCGTATACTTCGTCGATCCGGTCCTGATTGATTCCGATATATCTCAACGTGACCGACTGCTTCGAGTGGTTGAAAATCGATTGAAGTAGCGTAAGATCTGTGCCGTTCTTGTACGCGTGGTAGCCGAAAGTCTTACGCAACGAATGGCAGCCGATTGTGCCGAGCTTCTCTGAAAGGCCTGCGCGCTCAATAGCTTCGTTAAGAATCCCGTAAGCACGGACGCGGGTAATAGCTTTCGAACCTTTCCGAGAAGGGAAAAGCCAGTCGTCGTCGTTTGCTTCGGCCGGAATCAGGTCAGCAACGGCTTTCTTGATTGCGGCATTGAAGAAGAAACGTTTTGACTTCTTCGTTTTCCCTTCCGTAATCGCAACGAAGTCCTTTCCGCGCACATCACCGACTTTGAGTGCGAGTATATCGGAAATACGTAGGCCGGAATTAATGCCGAGCGTAAATAAAAGCAGATCACGCCCGCGAAGGGCTTTTTTTATTGCGTTTATTTGGCGTTTTTCTCTAATCGGTTGGACTTCGTTCATGCGAACTTCACTCCGTTCTCAATATGTTAAATTCATATTAACGAAATTAAAAACGAAAGTCAAGCGAAAGGAGGGCGATAATTTGGCGTATATTAACGGGAAATGGTTGGATCGTGAAGAGCGGCAAGAACGTATCGACTTATTGATCGAGAGTGTGCGTCGATTAGCGGCCCTCATTAAAGCGAAAAAAGCCACCGATTACCATATCGATATGTTCCGGAAGAACAAGGCCGAATTAATTAAGCTGAAGCGTGTTCATCGTGCCGAGGTGGATATCGCATATTTCACCTACGAGTATTTGAGCGACGGCCTAAATCCGGAAAACGAGGATAATGTCGTAAGGAACTCGGATGACGGGACGCCTCACGATGGCATTGAAGATATCGCAAAGATACACGAAGAGTTTTTCGAGCTTTGCGATTACGTCAACGAAGAGAAAAGGAACGCGCGGCTTGCAATCGCGGCTGCTCGGGGCCACTCGAAATCCGGTATGTTTTCGAACGCCTTGCCGTTACATCAGGCGGCTTACAGAAAACGCAAATATATTCTTGTCATATCAGAGACGGATTCGCTCTCGAAAAAGCTTATCGGATGGGTTAACAAGCAGATGAAGTTTAACGCTAAACTGCGGGAAGACTTCGGCCCTATGATGCACGAGTCGGCGAGCCGCAACGAAAAGGATAACGAAGAGGCGTTCATTACCACGACGAATATCCTTATCGAGTCGTCATCTTCCGGTAAGCAGCTTCGCGGTAAGCGTCACGGAGCTGTCCGGCCGGATCTCGTAATAATTGACGACCCGTCATCGACAAACAACGAAGGAACCAAGGAAGCACGTGAAAAGCTCGTTCATTGGTTTAACTCGGTCGTTGTTCCGATCGGGTCTAAGGCGACGGCAATCGTGTTAGTCGGGACAATGGTTTCGGCGACCGGGCTTCTTAACCACGTTCTGAAGCGTAAGGATTTCAAGGCGAGCTTTCACGGAGCGATCATAAGCGAGCCAACACACCCGGAATTATGGGACAAATACTGCGAGGTCTATGCGAGAGCAGAAACGATCGAAGAGGCTGACGAATTTTACGAAGCGCATAAAGAGGCGTTGGAGGACGGCGTCGAACTGGCGTGGCCTTGGCGCTGGACCTATCGCGAGCTTATGCACGAAAAAGTAAACATGGGAACGCGTGCATACAATTCGGAATTCCGAAACTTGGCTTTCAGTGAAGACGAGCAGTTCTTTTTCCCGGAGAATTACGCTTATTACCACTACTACCACGAGAACGGAACTGCCCATGTCGTATATAACGAATTGAAAATACCGATCAGCGATCTTTTGATCGTCGGTGCGTGGGATATCGCGCAAGGAAAAAATGCGCGGTCCTGCTATAACTCGGTTATTACCCTCGGTAAACACGAGCCGACCGGCTATATTTTCGTACTGGACGAATACGCGTCGAAGGAACCGGCGCACGTATACATTGACGTCATTATTCGGAAGATCAAACAATACCGGCATCGTTCCTTCAACGTCGAAACAATAAACGCGCAGCACGAATACTATCGTCAGCTTCAGGAGCGGGTCCGGCAGGAAGGTCTTTATACGTGCCGCGTGAACGATGTGAAATCGCATAAGTCTTCGAAAGACGAGCGTATTCAGTCGATGGAACCGATGCTGCATAACAAAACGCTGATTCTGAACGATAGGCACACGATGCTGCTCGATCAGATGGCGCAGTATCCTTTCGGCGATTACGTTGATTCACTCGACGCGCTTCAGCAGGCGCTCGAATCCGTATTCAGGCCGAAAACAAGGCTGGTGAAGAAGCCGGGATGGCTATAAGAAAGGAGGCGATAAAATGTCGCGTATGAAAGAGCTTGAAGCAAAACTAACGCTTCAGCAACGTAAGGCAGCGCAAGTCGTTGCGAGTAATGAAGTCACGCCCGAAGACGGGAACAAACGAAGTCAGGACGCGCTGGCCGAAGAAATCGGCGTAAGTCGTATGACGCTCTATCGATGGCGGTTTCAAAATCCGATATTCATCGAATACATGAACCTATTAGCGGACGACATGCTTTCCGGGCACCGGTCCGAAGTATACGGGCAGCTCCTAAAGCTGATAAAAGGACCGCAGCCTTCAGTTAAAGCTATCGACTTGTTCATGCGTCGTCATGGCTTACTGACCGATCGTCAGATAACGACCAATGAAACAGACGACGGCGCCCGCAGTAACGAAGATATCGAGAAGGAAATCGAAGACCTACCTGACATTATCGGAGAGGAGGAATAGCGTTGGGGTTTTTCAATTTACTAAAGAAACACGACCAGCCTTCGGATGAGTACACGGTTAGAAAGACGTACAGCATCATTCGGGAAGGCGCGCAATTTCCTCCGGACGATTCAATCAAGAGGTTGGCGAAATATAAACGTATGCGTAAGCTCTTCGAAGGAAATCACCGAGACGTATACGAAAGGGCTACGGACATTTTAAAAGATTCGCCACAAGCGAAACAGCTCGAAAAGCTCTACATCGCTATAAATCTCGCGGATATTTTGGTAACGAAGCCTGCGGATCTGTTGGTAGGAGAACCGGTTCACTTTGAGAGCGGACTGGACGACACTAGCGAAGAGCAAAAGGCGCTCAACCGATATGTAGAAGAAAACGATCTCAATCAACTGCTGCACGAGAGCGCCATGTCGAACGGATATCGCGGTGACGCGTGGATTAAGGTTCGATTTGGCTACCGCCAAGACTATTCCGAACTTATCGCGAGGGGCTTAGAGATTCCAGAAGATGCGAAAATGGAGTCCGTTGTTGAGCATGTTAATGCGAATAGCGTTTTCCCTGAGTTTTCAGCCGGGAACGTTAAGCAGATCAAAGCGGTCAATATAGCCCAAGTCGAATGGGTAGAGACGGAGCAGACGGAAATTCCTTTCCTAAACGTAGAGCGCCATATACCGGGACACATCTTCTATACGCGCTACAGACTATATCAGAATGGCGTCGATGTTTCAGGTGGCGCCCCAATCAGCGTTTTCAATATAGGCGAAGAGGTGCCGACGGGCCGCGAAGAAGACCACGAAGAAACATTCCTCCCGCACATTCCGGTATTTCACATCCCGTACAAGTCTATTGATGACAGTTATTTCGGTATTGGTGGATTGGAGAAGATTGAAACGGTATTCGCAGCGATCAACGACCGGCTTGTTCAGATCGATTATATTCTTTGGAAACACAGTGACCCCACAGCGTACGGTCCGGATTTAGAATCAACTAACGGAGCCGTTCAGTTTGGTGGCAAATACATTCCGGTAAATAAAGACGACCCAACGCCCGGATATATGGTGTGGCAGGCTCAGCTTGATGCCGCGTTCAAACAGCTCGACATGCTATTGAGTATTGTCTTTCAGATGTCTGAGACTCCGCAATGGCTTTTCGGAACAACAATGTCCGGAGACAATTCAGGCGGAACAGGCACGTCGCATACAGACGGTGCGGCGATCAAAGCTCGCTTCATGCCGATTCTTTCGAAGGTAAAGCGGATACGGGCGCACTATGACCGAGCGGTAAGAGACGCCCTTTGGACGTGTATGCTGCTCGAAAAAGCAGTCGGTGTCATCGACGTTGAAAATGCGGTTTATCCACGGGCTATTTGGAGCGATGGACTTCCGAAGAATGAAAAAGAGCTCGCTGAAATTATGCAAATCCGTACAGGCGGCAAGCCTACGATTGACGTTCGTGGAGCCATTAAGCAGCAGGACGACGTGGACGACGAGAAAGCTGACGAAGTCATTCGCCGCATTGAAGAAGACGAAAAAACGACGAGCGGCTTTGTTGACGGATCGATTTTCAATAAGGAAGGACCGGAAAATAGCCACTCAGACGAGGATAAAGAGGAAATCGCAGAGGAGGACGGTAGTTAATGCCTCGTTCTCCTGAGCCTCAATACGATTATCAGACGAATCGGCTTGCCGGATATTATCAGGAAGCGATACAAGACATCCTGACCGAGCTTGAACGAATTGACCTCGATAATTTTCGAAGGGCTAACGCGTTGGCGACCTTGAAATCTATTAGCGAGATCCTCAGCGATTTAGACGAAAAATCTTCCGCATGGGTCAAAAAGAATGTTCCGAAGGCGGCCACCGATGGTATTGCGCGAGCACTGGTCGCTCTTGACGTAGCAAAGACGGTAGCTGACGCAGAAAAAATCGTTGCTTTTAACGAGGTAAACAAGTACATGGTTGCGGCGGCTGTAGCGGATACGCAGTCGGATTTATTAGCGATTACGCAAAACGTCGATAGGAAGACGCGGGCTGCCGTCAGGAAAGCCGTTTCGGATTCGATGCGGCTTAATATGACCAAAGGGACGAACGGACGGCGCAGCATAACGGATCTGGTGCGCAAGTCTCTTCGGGCTTCGGTGAGTACCGGCATTATTGACGCGAGGGGAAATCGATGGAAGCCGGAAGTGTATGCGGACATGGTCGTCCGTACAAAAATGATGGAAACCTATCGGGAGGCCCATACGAATGAGGCGGTAAGTCGTGGCGCATATTATGCGCAAATTTCGTCGCACGGAGCGAAGGATCTATGCCGTCTCCATGAGGGACAAATCATTAAGCTGACTGACGATGCTCCCGGCAATTATCCGACATATGACGAACTCAAAGCGACCGGGGAGATATTTCACCCGCGTTGTAAGCACGTAATTTCTACAATAAGAAACCCATCAAGCGCCGTGTAGCGCTTTTTTATTTTGTCCGAACGTTATGACGTTAAAAGAAACGGCTGCATCACTCAATAGCCGACGGGCTTTAAGCGGTGGAGGGACTGTATGAGCGAAGAACTTAAAGAAACGCAAACAAGCGAGGTTACCGATCAAACTACGGCTGAGGTGCCGGAAAATAAACCTGAAGCGCAGACGGTGACTATGACGCAAGAGGAATTTAACGCTGTAATTGCTCGCGAAAAGGGGCGCGTTAAGAACAAGTACGCTGACTATGACGAAGTGAAGGCGAAACTTAGCGATTACGAAAAAGCCCAGAAAGAACGCGAAGAGGCGGAAATGACCGAGCTGGAAAAGCTTACGAAACAGCTCGACGAAAAGGCCGAAGCTGAAGCCACCTACGTAAAGCAGATTGAAGATTTAAAAGCGGCTGCTGAACAGGAAAAAGTGGCGAACGAATTTATCAAGGTTGCTACGAGCAACGGCATCGCCTACATTGACGACGCTTTACGTCTGGCTGACCTATCCGCGGTAAAGGTTGAGGACGGAAAAGTAATCGGCATGGAGGACGTTGTAAAGGGGCTCGTTGACAATAAGCCATACTTGGTTGCGAAACAGCAAACGCTGAAGCCGATCGGCCAACCCTCTAATAGCGGAGGAGACGGAGACGGCGGAGAAATCAAGACGTTAGAAGCGCAGCTAAGCGAAGCAAGGAAAGAAAAGAATTTTTCGAAGGTTATCGAGCTTTCAAACAAATTGAAATCACTTTTGAAGAAGTAGGGGGAAAATAAATGTTAACTAGTTACGATTTTAAAGATCAGGTACGGCAGCTTGATGCGGGAATTGAACTTATTATTCAGGATGAACCAACGTTGCTTGGTCTGATCGGCTTAAACGGAGAGGCACTTTATCAGACTAAATTCGAGTGGATGTCTGACCGACTGAACTCAAACCTCGCGACTGTTAAATCGGTAGCGGAAGACGGAAAAATTACTGTGGCGGAAGATGACGGGGAGAAGTTCCGTAAAGATGCCATCGTTGTTATTGGCGAAGAGTATCTGAAAGTCACAAACGTGTCCGGCGATGTGCTGACGGTTGTTCGCGGATTTGACGGAACAGTTCAAGAGGAAATCGAGGCGGGCTCTGAGCTGCGCATCGTTTCCCGTCCGCAAAATGAAGGCGCTGGTGTCGGTATCGATGAAGGTCATGACCGTTATGTAGATTACAACTTCACGCAAATTATCGAAAGGTATGCTGCTGTATCAAAAACCCAACAAGCGGTCCGCACACACAATGTGACGAGTGAGCTTGACTACCAAGTAAAGCTACGTCTTAAAGAGATGGCGCGGGAATTTAACGACTGGTTGATCTATGGCCGCAGAATTGACGGTAAGCCTCGTACAACGGGTGGTCTTCTACACTTCGCTAGCTTGAAAAATGCTACTAGAGCTAACTTAAAAGGCGCAGAGGTTGGAGCTAAGGCAATTAACGATGTTATGGAACAAGTTTATTTAAGAGGCGGATCTGCTAACACGATTCTCACCAATACTGCGGGAGCTCGTCAAATTTCAAAATTGGCGAAAGATACTATCCGCACAGAGAGAACGGACACAGTTACAGGCCACAGAGTGAGCACCTTTGTTTCTGACATGGTAGGCGGAGGCGAGGCGACTGTAATCGTCGATCCAAACTTCCCTAAGAACAAAATCGCTTTGTTTGACCGTAACATTCTCTCTCTGCATCCATTGAGCGAGCGCTCTGTCTACGACGAGGATGCCACAGTTCCGGGAGCTGACTTTGTTGCGCGCCAGATCCGTGGCGAATACGGAATCAAGATCAAAAACGCGAACGAAAAAATCGCCATCCTCGAAAATATCTCGACAACTGTATCTTAAAGACAATCGACGGGCTTCGGCCCGTCTTTTAATTTGAAAGGAGGCCAACAATGGCAATTACAGATGAACAGAAACGGAGATTAAATGAATCTATGCCAGTCGCCAACGATCTAAAGCTCGGTGACATCATTCAGGAGTTACAAGAAAGCGGTGGGACTGCCGGACCAAAAGGCGATCCCGGTCCGAAAGGCGACCCAGGACCAAAAGGAGCGGACGGGTTCGGTACCAAGGCGCAGTATGACGACATCATCGCGCGGCTTAAAGCGTTAGAGGGAGCTGGCTCGTAATAATGGCCGTCTATAAGGCTTCTCCGTTTTATTCCGTAGGCACCGACCAGACGATTGTTTTCGACCACAAAGGCGTTTATGAAACCGATGTGCCTGCCGAAATCAAGCAGTTGAATGCATTATGTCCGCGATGGATTAGCTGTATTGCGTCAGACGATGAGACGGAAAAGGCGGAGGCTAAGGCGCCGAAAAAGCCTGCACGTAAGTCCTCCGGAAAATAAGGGGGCTGTGCGTATGGCTTTAAGCGTAGAAGCTGCAAACGAATATATTAACCGAATGACAATCGATAACGAGGATTGGAACGACTATGACGACGCAAAGCAGCAGCGTGTACTAAACGTAGCCGAGGACGTCTTGGCTCGAAAGTTTCGTAAGTACGTCATTCCTGACGACGCAGTTTACGAGTTTACGAATGTGCTTGCGACTGCTTATAACGATACGAACCGCCTGAATAAGCATGGCATCGCGTCTTACTCAATCACCGGCGTCGGGTCGTTTACGTATAAGGAAACGCTTCGAGCTGACGATGAGTCTCTCATACCGAAAAAGACGATCGATCTGATCGAAGAAGCGAACGATGTGAAACTTAGCGGCCGGACCGTAAAAGCGACGGTGATGTAATTGGCGATCATACCGATGCGTCAGACCGTGACCGTTACTCGTGCTTCAGATGATATAGACGTGTGGGGAAACCCTGTGAGCGTCAAGCCGTTCGAAATTAAGTGCCGAATCGACGAAGGATCTACTATTGCGAATTCACGTTCTTCCGGCGTTGTAAAGAGCGAGGAAGTCGTAGCTACGGCGCGTATATTGGTCGATAAATTAGCCGACATCAGGTATACGGATACACTCGCATTCACGAACGAGTTGGGCGAAACCATTGAGCGTAAGCCGAAGGAAATAAACGTAAAGCGGCAAGTCAGTGGTAAGCCGATTCTGACCGAGGTAATCGTATGAGTTTTACGTTGGATGCTGGAGATTTTCTGTCGATGTTGGATAACCGAGAGGTAGCCGTTGAGCAGGCAGCAAAGACAGCGATGCATGATAACACGGATGACCTCGCTAGACTTGCGCAAAATATCGCTCCGATTGACAAAGCTACGCTCCGTCGAGGCATGAAGAAGAAGGTTACGTTAAAGCGGGATAGTCTGATCGGTGAAGTATCGTTCCGGGCCGTCGATAAAGGCTTTAACTATGCGCTATGGACGCACGAGGCGGATTACAACCTCGGACCAGTTTCGGCAGGTGCAGGCGGCATCAACGGTTATCCGGTCGGGAATAAGTACCTAGAACGTCCGCTGAAAGGTGAATCGCAGAAATACATTAATCACGTAGCAGACGCGGTGAGAAGGGAGTTGTGATAATCGTTGAAGATAACCGAATTAATCTCGTTTATACAGTCGCGGGTTGACGGCGTTTATTACGCGAACGGATTCCCGCGGAATGCGGCAGACGAATGTACTTATGTGCGCTTTACAGGCGGATTTCCTCCGTCTCAATGGACCGGAAAGAGTCAGCCGTCGTTTCAAATAATCGTACGAGGAAAGGCTCAAGGCGACGCTGATTGCGAAGAGAAAGCGTACCGGCTTCAGGAAGCGTTAACGAATCTCCGTGAAGTGTTTATCGGTAATAGCTCAATCGTTGTTATCCGCGCGGCCAATTCGGTGCCATTATTTATCGGATATGACGACAATGATCGTCCCCAATACTCGTTAAATTTCGATTGTGTAGTGCGCCCTAACCGGGCGCTTTTTTAATGCAAAAATAAAGGAGGAAAACGGATGGCTGGAATTAAAACGATTCAAGTTCCTATCGGCCCCGCAATCGTCGAGTACGGCGAGGGTAAGGATATGGTGACGTTTGACATCACGAAGGGCGGCATCGTTTTTAAGGCGCAGATGTCTAAGCAGGATACAACGGTCGACCAATACGGTGACTCGATTGTAGGCTCACGGACAAAGGGCGGAACTTGCGAATGTACCGTACCGTTTGCGATCTATGATTTAGAAAAGATTCATAAGGCGGTTCCGAACAGTAAGTACGTGTCTGACGGAGACAAAAAGAAGCTTGTAGTCAGCGGTAAAGCCGGATATGACTTGCTGAAGGACGCGAAGCCTTTACGAATTAAGCCGACAGATCCAGAAGCTACGGCCAACGACTGGCTCACGATTCCGTTAGCTGGTGCGTCGACTGACATCGAATATACCTATGATTCCGATAATGAGAGGATCGCTAACCTAACGTTTACCGGTTATCCGGACACGATGGGAGAAGGCGATCTTTTTATTATGGGCGATGAAACGGCCGGTACCTCTTCTGGCTCTGGTAGCGAATAACGAACGAAAGGCATCGTCGAGAGGCGGTGTCTTTTTAATTAACGAAAGGAGAGTCGCATGAACATTTTCAAAAAGAAACAGGAGACTGATTCGATCCAGCTCGGTAAGTATCCGGTCGAGGTTGCGAAGCTCACTCCGGCCAAGTGGAAACAACTTTTCGCAGCACTCGATAAAATTCCGTTTCTAGTTCTGGAAGTCTTTAGCGCGCCTAAAACTGATTTCTACTCGTATTTAGTAAGCGCGATTGAAGTCGGTATGGATGAGCTCGTCGAAATTACGGCATTATTGAGCGGCGTAGATGCCGAGTACATCCGTGAAGAAGTCGGAACGGACGAAATTATCGAGTACATCACGCTCACTGTTAAAAATAACCGTCTCGATTCGCAAGCAAAAAACGTGAAGAGCCTTCTTCCGAAACTCGAAAAGTAGACGAAGAGGGCGATCCGTATACGATTGACGATTATCTGATCGAAGCGGCGATCAGTTTAGGTGTCACGCAGTATCAAATAGAAAACGAGTTTTATATGGTGGACATACCGAAATTTGTGCGTGCCAAGACGAAGCAAGGCGCGGTAAGGCGAATAGAAGACATTCGCGTACTTCTCGCGACGAATAGCCGGGCAAGTGAGGACGACGAGTATAAACAGCTCATGAATACGTTGATTCGGGCGGCTGGGCTTCGTCCGGAAGTGAAATTCGACCGTGAGAAATTCGAACAACTACGGGCTTTACAGGGGAATTTTCGGAAAGGAGGTAAATAGATGGCCGGAACAACAGTCGGAGAAATCCGGGCGCGTCTCGTATTAGACATGGCGGACTGGTCCCGTCGATCTCAGCAAGCTCGAAGCGATATGGATCAAATGGGCCGTTCATCTGCGAATCTCTCGAAGCAAATGGGCCTCATCCAAAAGGCTTCGCTTGCGGTCGGTGGCGCAGTCGTAGCCGGTATCGGCGTTTCCGTCAAGAAAGCGGCTGACTTCGAGGAGGCCATGTCGCGAGTTAAAGCGATCAGCGGCGCGACCGGTCAGGACTTCGAAGATCTGAAGAACATCGCGGCTAAGATGGGAGCCGAAACAAAATATACCGCAGTCGAGGCGGCCGAGGGTCTTCAATACCTCGCAATGGCGGGCTTCAGCGTAAAAGCGCAAGTCGGATCGTTGCCGGCCGTGCTTAACTTGGCTGCGGCTTCCGGCGAAGGACTTGGACGTTCAGCGGATATCGTTTCGAACATCATGACCGGCTTCGGCATTAAAGCGGAAGACTCCGGGCACGCCGTTGACGTACTCGTAAAAGCGATGACTACGGCTAATACGGATCTGCCGCAATTAGGCGATGCAATGAAGTTCGTGGCTCCTGTCGCGCACTCTCTCGGATATTCTATCGAAGATACTGCGACGGCCGTTGCGAAAATGTCAGACGCCGGTATTCAGGGGTCGATGGCGGGTACGGCTCTTCGTGCGTCACTCTTGCACCTTACGAATCCGGTCGGCCAGTCGGCCAAGGCAATGAAAAAGTACGGAATCGAAGTAAAGGACGCGCACGGAAATCTAAAGCCGATACCGGAACTCGTCGGCCATATTTCGAAGCAGTTCGAGGGAATGACGTCAGCGCAGAAAACGGCCGCAGCGGCACAGCTCGTCGGAGTTGAAGCGGCTTCCGGATTCGTTACGCTCTTGGGCGTGGGGGAAAAGGGACTGCGCAACTACTCGAAGACGCTGAAGGAAGCCGGCGGGACAGCGGACAAAGTAGCGAAAACGCAGATGGATAACCTCAAAGGGTCATTCGAACAGTTTACGTCTGCGCTCGACGGCCTCGGAATTGCGATCGGTAACGAGTTTTTACCTACTTTCCGAAAAATTGTCGATACCGGTACGAAGGTGGTCGAGTTCCTTAGCGAACTGAATCCGGGAATCATTACGACAGGCCTCGAAATGGCGGGTGCGGCCGCAGCGGTGGCGCTAGTTGCGTCTTCCATGATGAAACTCGGAATCGCAGTGCGCGGTTTGTTCGTTGCGATGGGTCCGGCCGGATGGGTGATCACCGGGCTCTCTTTATTAGCGGGAGCGCTTGTCGGGGTGAAAGCGGGATACGATCAGATGAACACCGTTAGTTTAGAGGCGGCCGAGTCGAAGCAGAAGGAAATAGATTCTATCAACAGCTTAACGAAAGAGTTCGATAAACTTCAAAATAAAACGAAGCTGACTGCCGATGAATTCGTTTACTATCTCGATTTGAATGATCGAATTAAAACGGAGACGGATGCCAATTCCATTAAACGGATGAAGGAAGAACAGGAAGAACTGCGAAAAAAATCAGGTCTTACAAATGAGGAATTTAATCGCTACTTAGATTTAAACGATAAGGTTATCGCAAAAGCTCCGGACACTGCGGCCGCAATCAGCGAGCAAGGCAATGCCGCAGCAAAGAACACGGACGCATTAAAGCGTCTTAACAAAGAAAAAGCCGAGGAACTCCGGCTGGAGCTGGAAACCCAAAGGGCTAAAGCTGAGGCCAATATGTCTAAATATATAGCCGAAGAAGCGCGATTAAAAGAAAAAGTTAATGCGTTGACGAGAGAGCGATCCGATTTAGAGCAGCAGGTATCTGATCAATTACAAGTTGTGGCAGCTAAAGAGAGCGAATTGGCGGCAGCTAAAGAGGCTAAAGACACAGCACGGGTGGCAATAGCTGAAAATGAGCTCAACTTAGAGCAGACAAAGTTACAGAGATTGCGCGAGCAGTTTTCTACAAATATGGAAAACCTGAGCTCTAAGAATCAAGAGCTCCAAAAGACCCGTGAGAACATCAATCAGCTAGATGTCGTTAATCAGAAAATGATCGACCTTGAGCTCCGTCAAGTTGGATTAAACGCCAAAAAGGGCGAAGGCGTTAGAGTGATCGATAAGGAGATTGGACGCTTACAAGATGCGAAGGCGAACCTTAAAAATGTTACGAATGTTGCTGATCGTAAAACGGATGAGTACCGGAAGTCTGTTAAAGCAATTGATGACGAGATAGCAAACCTTCGTACAGCAAGAGGGCGGGTCGCGGATATTACGTCGGAAGCCCAAAGGATGAACGCTACTCTAAGTAAGGACATCACGAAACGAATCACGACAATTACTTCGGATGTTTCTATGAAGACGGAGCGTGCCGTAAGTCGTGGAAAAGGGAACGAAGGTACTTACCACACCGGCGGCATCATCGGCCTCGGACAGATCAATAAACTTCACATCGGCGGCCTCGCGTCTCAATTCGCTAACCCGATGAGCCACGAAGTCGATATCCGGGCCCTGCGTAACGAAATGGTGCTTACTGAAGCGCAACAGGCGAATCTTATGCGAATGATTGACGCAGGCCACACGACGGGCCTCGGAGGAGATTCCGGCTTATCTTCGGATATGCTGCGTGCGCTCAGTTCGATTGAGCAGGTGATTAAGACGAAGGGCGGCGCTTCTATCGTGATGGATAGTGAAGTTGTTGGCCGTATTGTAGAGCCGCACATCAGTCGCATTCAGCAGGACGGATATGATTTAGAACGGATGAGAGACGGGAGGTGGTAGCGTTTGAGTAATACAGATTTTATAAAGAAAATCGCCCCGGATGCGCAGAAGATATTTGTAAATTATAAAATCCTTGCAAGCCTTGTAATCGCGCAGGGATGTCTCGAAAGTGCGTACGGAACCAGCGGTCTTGCCGTTAATGGAAAGAACCTTTTCGGAGTCAAGGGCGAATATAACGGAAAATACGTCATCATGAAAACGTGGGAAGTAATCAACGGAAGGAACGTTCAGGTTGACGCCAAGTTCCGAAAGTACCCGACGTGGTATGAGTCGATGCAAGACCTTGCGAAGCTTTACGTAAACGGCGTCAGTTGGGACCCAAACCATTATAAGGCGGTCGTAGGTGAGAAGAATTACAAAAAAGCGACTGCTGCGCTGGTAGACGCCGGTTATGCAACGGACCCGTCTTACGCGTCAAAGCTTAACAGAATTATTGAAACGTACAACCTGACGAAGTATGACACCGCCCCGTCTCCGTCGAATCCGTCCACTCCTTCTACGCCGGACACAAACAACCCGGCTCCGGTTGTCGTTGAAGAGCCGGAGGTATCTATCGACGTTTTTTCAAGCGTTTATACAACACCTCCATCCGGTGTCCCTATTACGGATAGCAACTTCCGGATACTTTACAAGGACGGCCGCATAATTGACATGGCTCGCGATTTATCGGTCCTTGTAAGGAGCTTCAAAATTGCATCGCCCACTCCCGATATCGATTACGAAACGATTCCGGGAAGGGACGGCTTAGTTCGAGTAGGGAAAAACTTCGGAGCCCGAACGCTGACTGCCGAATGTCTCTTGCTCGGAGCGGATGATGTTGATTTTCATTTATTACAAGCGGAACTCTTTCACGCGCTTCATCGCGAGGAGGAGTTCTTTTTAGTTTCGGAAGCGACGCCGAAAAAGCGATGGCGAGTCGAGTTAAGCGCATCTTTCACGCCTGACCGAATCGGCAGCTTCGGCGACTTTACGCTGACTTTCCAAAGTGCCTCGACTTATTGCGAATCAGTTGGCACAACGTTGGATGCATTTACTTTTGATGCGAACAAATGGCAGATAGGCGAAGGGCTGACGGATGATATCCCATCGTATAAACACAAGACGAAGACTTTCCGTATTTTCAATGCGGGAGCCGTCCGGCTAGATCCGAGATACATGCCTTTAAAAATTACGTATAAAGGCGCGTCTAGCAAATTGTCGATCAAAAATAGAACAACAGGCGATCTGTGGACGTTTTCCGGCACATCTGCCGCGAAGGAAGCGATTCAAATTTCCGGGGTTACTGCGAAAAAGGGGAACGTTAGCATCTTCGGGCAGACAAATTTCGGACTCATTACGTTAGAGCCCGGGTGGAATGACTTTGAGTTAAGCGGAACGAGCGGGGATTTTGAGGTCGCGTTTGATTTCAGATTCCACTATTACGCGTAGGGAGGTGCACCATGTCTAGTCTAATTGTAAAGAATCTCGCTAATCAGGTCGAAGCTCTAACGGACTTCAGCGTGACGAAGAAAGATGAAATCGATAACGGTAGATCTTTAGACGTATCAGTTATACAGACGGATCGGAACGCGCACTCCTTTCCACTGATTCAAAATGAAGGCTCTCTTTTTTATGAAGACGAGGAATTTGTCATCAGAAAGATGCGGTATGTTCCTATTAGTGGCAAGAGACTGAAGGTCGACATTACGGCCTTGCAACGTTCGTTTTCTGATCTCGGTGAGAATTACGTATATGAAACATCCGGGAAAAAGAAAAAACTTTACATCGAAGACATGCTGGACATCGCATTGAAAGGTTCTGGGTATTCTTACGAGATTTTACCGGAAGGGCTAGGTGATTCGTTTGATGTAGAGGATTTTGGAAACGGCTACTCTCTCGGATTATTAAACGATATAAAGGAGAAATACTCGGCTGAATTTGAGTGCATTGGAAAGAAAGTCTATTTCGCGAAGGAGATAGCACGAGATACAGACTACATCATCCGTGACCGTGTAAATGTAAAAGACCCCTCTCAGGAAATAGACACCTCTTCCATAAAAACGTACATTAAAGGATTCGGAAAGAAGGATGAAAAGACAGGAAAACATGCGGTGGAAGCCGAGTACACAAGTCCATTAGCCTCAGTCTATGGGATCAAGCATGCAAATCCCATTTTTGATGACTCGTACACAGCAAAGGATGAGGGAAAGCTCGAAAAACGGTTAGAAAAAGAACTGACCGATAAAATTGAAATATCTATCAGCCTTACGTATATAGAGGTTAAACAATTAAACATGCAGGATATTCGCAAAGGCGATTATGTATGGTGCGTATTAGAGCCCTTTGATTTGAAGACGAAGCTGCGTGTAGTCAGTGTGGAGTCTTATTCAGATCCTAAAAAGTCTCCGGTTTTTACTTTCGGAAAGGTTCGGGCGAATATCAAAAAAACAACTGCTAAATTAGGGCGGGGACAAAGCTCCGTCTCTAAGCTTATCGATACGTCGACCGGAAAGGTGAAAGGCAGCGCCATAAGCGGAAACATAACTATCGGAAAAGACGCGATTTACGAAGACGGCTACGATCCGACAAAGCTGACGATTCCTACGTACGGCCGGGCAAACGCAACAACGGACGGGCTTATGAGCTCGTCGGACTACGTGAAGCTGGCGAGTATCGTATTAGGGCCTGACGGTCAAGTTTCTGTCTCGCTGGCTACCGAAACAACGGACGGATTAATGAGCGCATCTGACTTCGCAAAGCTGAAGCGCATCAAGGTCGGTACGGCTACGGTGGATATATCGACACTTTCGCAACAGCTCGAATCTATAAACAAGCGCCTGACCGCGCTGGAGAATAAATAACGAGGAGGAATACAATGCCGAAATTTCCGTACAGAAAGGCCGGGGCAGCGTGGGACCGTGTTTTTCGTAACGACCACAACCAGAACCTCGATGACATTGCGGACGATATTAAAGGGTCATATGCGGAACTGGCCGCACATAAGAACGCTAAAACCGCCCACACGTCGGATCAAATCGACCACGGCGGTTTTTCTTTGCGTAATTATATCGATGGCTTATACAACCGCATAAAAAATCTCATTCTTAATGCCGACGGGACAAATGTAAAAGAAGTAGTGGACGCCCGTGTTAATGCTGATGGGGAAATTGCCCCACTGTTGAAAGAGCGTCTTGATAAGGAATATAACAAACTTCTACGTAAGATCACCAGAAACGTTAACGTAGACGACTACGGGGCCGACCCAACCGGAGAGACAGACAGCACAGAAGCATTCAAAAGAGCGATCGGAAACGGAAAGGTGCGGCTCAATCTATCAGCCGGAGAATACGTGATAAGGGGCGTAAAGCTGCCGTCATGGACATATTTGATCGGCCAGGGCATGGGCGTCACCACGCTAAAACTGCACGAGGACACGCCGGCCAGTGAGTGGGTTGTCACAAATGCTGATCATGCGAAAGGCAACCGGAATATCGTTGTGGAAGGTATGTCGCTTGACTGGAATCCTGATCGTCAGGGCGGAGTAGGCGCAACGGGAGGTGTACATTCAAGCTGTCTTCTTTTCGCACAAGTAAAGTTTGGTATTGCGCGCGGCGTTGAAGGCATTAATCCCGGCTTACATTGTTTCGATGTATCAGCGCCTTCTTATGACATCACAGCAAAAGATTACACGGCAACGGGGAGCAAATATATTTGGATCGACAAGTGTGTCGGTTCGGGGTATGGTGACGACGGCATTACGACCCATTACAGCGAGTATATTTTCATCACAAATAATGTGATGACAAACCCGCGCGGCACTGCCCACCGTAAAGGGGGAGCCAATTCAAACGGAATTGAAGTGGACGACGGCTCTAAGCATGTCTGGGTTATAGATAATTATACAGAGGGGAATGTGCGGGGCGTAGAAGTAAAAGCCCACAAGAAATGGCCGGCACCTTGTGACGTTCATATCCGCGGCCACGAATCTTTTCGTGACGTTCGCTCATTTGATTTACGGCATATTGATCACCATCTTGTAAAAGACCCTTGGAGCGAGACGGCTCGTGATGTGACGTTAGTAGATTGCACATCCCGGGAACCCGTCTATAATTCGCTTTATGAAGGATTAGCTCCGAAAGCCCTTGTCGTTTCAGCGTACCAGCGTGTTCAGATTATCGGATTCAAAGCCATAGGTGATCCAACATATGATTACAAAGACGGCTCGATCATTGCTTTCCAGTATAAGAGCAGGAAGATAACAGTAAACAACTTGCATATAACCGGGTTTAAAAAGGCTGATTGTGACATCTATATTACCGGCGGCGATCAGATGACTGACGATGTGTTTATTTCTGATTTTGTTATCCATGATTCCGCAAGAACCGGCATCGCGATAGGGGGCGGTGTGTATAATGTCAACTTGTTAAATGGGCTTATGCATGTGGCAAGCGGAACGGCCGGCATTACATCCCCGAACACCCAGACCAATATTTTTCTTGTCAGAGCTTACGGCTATAAAGATGCGGCTGTCATTGCGGGGGAAAAGCATTCAGTCGTTCCGAATAACGTCAAGGGAGGCTTTCGAGCAGCTTCCGGCTCCGGTCATGCACTTACGAAGTACAGTGCGATTATTGCATGTACAGGACCAACGTATGCGAAGGGTGAGCGCAATTTGCTTGCAGGAAACGCCGGCGGCTCTTCCTCGGAAGGATCGCGCAACGGCGTCATGTTTTCATACGATTCTCATACAACAGGAGACGGGCCGTCCTCGGGTGTCATGTTCTCGAAGGCTACCAAGAATAGTAAATCTTACACATTGGTTTTAGGCCATGGAAACGGCAAAGCCTCGGAAGCCAACAAAAAAATTGAATTAAACGCAAAGAATGGAACAGTCAAGGCTACTGGCGCAATAGAAAGTGTATCGAATTTAAAAGACTTGGCGGAGTATTTTGAATCAGCTGACGGAGCAAAGATAGAGGCATCTTATCTTGTAGCGTTAGAGGGGGACAAAATCCGAAAAGCGCAAGAAGGCGACAAGATACTCGGGGTCGTTTCTAAGACTGCCGGCGTTGTGCTTGGCGGAGCTGCCTTCTATTGGAATGATCGTTTTCTTCGTGATGAATTTGGCGGCATTATCTACCGGGAAGTATTTGACGGTGAGGACATCATTACGATTCCAGCTGAGAACCCGAACTATGATCCGGAAGCTGAGTACAAGCCACGAGAGGAACGAGACGAGTGGCATATTATTGGATTGATTGGTCAAGTGTTTGTGCGCGTTGATGATACCGTTAACGTCGGTGACAGTGTTTCAGCAGTTGACGGCATCGCGACAAAGGCGGAAAGCGGCGGATACGGAACTGTGATGAGATTTGAATCCCCGTACGATGCGGAAAAAGGATACGGTGTGGCGCAAATGATGGTTACACCGCAGCACTAAGGAGGGATAAGCGACGATGTATAAAACGGGCAGCGTGCCGATCAACATTAATACAAATCCAATCAATGGCCGGAGTACAAATATACAATTTATGACGCAAGACACGGGCAGCGCAAAGCTGTTTTTTTCTTTTACAAAGGATGGTGTACCGTTGCCTCTGTCAGCCGTAGATGCAAAAATTGTCCTACTGTATGATGATGGATCGTTTTATAAAAAGAGCCTCACCATCACTGACAAGGTAAACGGCACAGCGGAATATGTGTTGTCCAATGCAGAACTCAAGCATTACGGAACGGTTAAGGCGGAAATCAAACTATATTACACGAACGGCCAAGCGCTGGCGACTTCATTTTTTACTTTCTCTATCGCCAAAACGTTAGAGGATCAGAACATCGTTCCGACAGCTGATTATTACATTGATGATTTTGAAACGCTGAGAGACGGGATAAACCACATCGTCGAAGAAATCAGTCAGACTGTCGAGGAATTACAGAAGAAATTTGCCGATCTGGAAGCTATTGAAACGAAAGAGGGCGCGCAGCAGAAGGCGGATGATGCAGAGGAAAAGGCCAGAGCTTATACGGATGAACATGCGAATGACGAAGAAAAGCACATTACAGCTGCCGAAAGAAAGGCGTGGAATGCCAAGGAAACTCCCTCCGGCGCGCAAAAGAAAGTAGACGCCCATGCGAACGATCAAGAAAAGCATGTTTCTTCAGCAGATCGGAAGGCTTGGGACAGTAAAGAAACAGAAAGCGGGGCGCAAGAGAAGGTAAATACTCACGCCAATAATACGGACATTCATGTTACCAAACCTTTCAAAGATACATTAGAAGAATTATCAAAGCTGTTCACAGCGGGTTTTAAAGATGAACTGGAAGAATTATTACGTCAGTTCACGGCCCATAATTACAACCAAGAACGACATATTTCTAAAGCTGAACGGAAGACATGGAACGGAGCTGCCACCTATGCCAACATCATGCTGAAGAATGGAGCCGCCGCAGGGACGCGGACACCGATGTACGCAAAGTGGGGGGCGTTTTTAATCTTACGGGGGCATGTGAAAACAGACGCCGAAATTATATTCGGCTCCATCCCCGCGGAATACGCACCTGCTGGCGGTTCCGTTATAACAGTGCCGTTAAGTGGTACAGGCGGCACAGCCGATTTGATCATTTATGATAATGGGGATTTAAAAATAAAATACCCGGACCCGGCGGACTCAAGTAAGATGGGCGGAGGCTACTATCTGGATGTGGTCGTCGGCTTTCAGGAAGGAGGGACAGCATGATTCAGGTTTATGAATACGATGAAAATTTCATTTTGACTAAACCCGTTCCGGTTGAGCCTGATGAAGAAGGGAACTACACAATCCCTGAGAATTGTACAACCGTCCAGCCTCCGTCTTTCATAAAGGCGATGTATCATCCCGCTGAGAAGACATGGACGGAGGCGGCCACCCAGGAAGAAAAAAAAGCCCTGGAAAAGCAAATTGAAAGCGGGCGGGTGCCTTTTACCGTTGATGAATTGAAAGCTCAGAACGCGGCCATTACAGAACAACTTGCGGAAGCGCAAAGCCTTGCCGAGTCACAAGCGCAAATGATTGCCAATCTTTATCTAATGCTGGCGGAGGGGGGGAAAGGGGTATGATGGATTGGTTTACAAGCGTAAAAACCATCTACGGATGGGGGCCGCAGTATTACAGTAATGCAGACGTGGCCCGTTTTGTTGAGTGGGGAAGAATTACAGAAGATGAATACAAACAAATAACCGGCTTAACCTATCCGATGACAAAACAGCCTGTCAGTGTGGATTTAGGCGGCGCCGCAAACTGATCAACACCCGGAGAGGTGTTTTTTATTTTGCCTCGAAGGAGGTGATAACAATTGGAGGGAATATACGTGTGGATGAATTTTGAGAGCTTACAGATCGCAAGAGCATATCTTTTTGGGGAGGTGAAATATCTTGATTTAATGCTGGTGCTGAACATCATTGACATCATTACCGGTGTGATAAAGGCATGGAAATTCAAGGAGCTTCGGAGCCGTAGCGCATGGTTCGGCTATGTGCGTAAGATGCTCAGTTTCCTTGTGGTTATTGTGGCGAATGCTATTGATACGATTATGGATCTGAACGGCGTCCTGACCTTTGCGACCGTTCTTTTTTATATTGCAAATGAAGGCCTTTCCATCACAGAGAATTTAGCGCAGATCGGCGTTAAAATTCCGGCCGTCATCACTGACCGGCTTCACGTAATTGAAAGCGACAACGATCAAAAAACAGAAAAAGACGATCAGGCCGCAGGTTAATCCGGCGGCTTTTTTATATTTCAAAACAGAATAGGAGACGATGAAACATGGTGAAAATCACTAAAGACTTTATTCCAGTGGGGCACAATAACAGACCGGGATATGCAATGGACCCGGCATACATCACCGTTCACAACACGGCGAACACGGCAAAAGGGGCAAGCGCAGCCATGCACGCCCGTTATGAGAAAAATCCAGAAACACCCACCAGCTGGCACTTTACAGTAGACGAGAAAGAGATATATCAGCATCTGCCATTGAATGAAAACGGATGGCACGCGGGAGACGGAAACCGCGGAACCGGGAACAGGAAATCTATCGGCATTGAAATCTGCGAGAATAGCGATGGAGATTTTGAGAAAGCCGTGGCGAATGCTCAATGGTTGATCAAAAAGCTCATGAAGGAGCAGGGGATTTCACTTGCAAACGTGGTACCTCATAAACATTGGTCAGGGAAACAATGCCCGCGCAAGCTGCTCGATCGATGGGACTCTTTTGAAGCTGGCATCAGCGGGGCATCGTCGTCTTCGCCAGAAACAAAGCCCGGGGCGACCTACACCGTTAAGAAAGGTGATACTTTATCCGAAATTGCACAGGGGACAGGCGTAAGTATGGCAAACCTCCAGAAATGGAATAACATCAAAGACCCGAATAAAATTAAAGTGGGCCAAGTGCTGAAGCTCACGGGGGCATCCAGCTCTTCTAAGCCGTCATCTAGTGGCAAGAAGTACGTTTACCTTCCGGCTTCTGCCGACTCATGGCGCATCTATTCGACTAACAAAGCGCCGGTTAAAGGGAATGAATGTGGATTCCTCCGTCCGAAGAAGTTCGGCGGCCTGAAGTACGAGGTTCTCGGAAATCCGCAGACCGACGTGTACACGATTAAGACGGATCAGTTCGGCAAGGTAAACGTTTATGCTGCGAAGTCCACAGGCGCAACAGTAAAGTAAACGAAAAGGGAGACGATATTATGGAAGAAGTATTAATTTTCGCGACTATCCTCGCGCCCATCTTAACGGCGCTCGTTCAACTCGTTAAGAAGACGATTAAGCTGCCGACGAATATTGTGCCGGCTCTCAGTTTCGTCATCGGTATCGGGTTGGGCGCGATTGCCTATCCGTTTACTGACCTCGACTTGGTGCTGCGTTTGTGGGCCGGCGGCTTTGCGGGTCTAGCAGCGACGGGTCTTTTTGAAATCGGAACAAAGCGAGAGGGAACTACGAAATAGAATAACGGAACTTTTTGCGGGCGCTTGCGTATGAATACGTAGGTGCCTGCGCTACATAACGAACAGGTATTGCGGAAAAAGATGGTCGGATAGTATAATTTAACTACGAATAGGGGAGGCGTGGAATTTGGAGAAGATTACTGTTAAGGTGCTTATGTATTTGAGCGTCATTTGTTTAGTAGCCGGAATTATTGCGGGTTTTGTATTATACGATAAGGACGTAGCAGAAGATGCAAAAACGAGTAAAAAGGTAAGCGAAGAACTATACGATAATTCTGTCGCTCAAGCGCAATACAAAACGGACAAAGCACTTGCGAACAGTATGCAGTCTTCCGTGTTCTTTAGCGTCTTGGCCGGCTTAGTATCCGGCGCTATTCTTTTCGGGCTCGCGATCATTATTCGAATCTTAGATGAAGCGAATAGTAGAGCGCATGAGTCCGCGAGTGATCTACGATTAATAAAAAACGATATTCGCGAACAAACTGCGAAATAATAAACAGCCCCGTCCTTAACCGGATGGGGCGTTTTTTACGTTTATGATATCCGCAAACCTCACGAAATTAGTATCGCCCTTGGCGTCCTTCACACGAAATTCCTTCCGTATGTGATCCACGTAATGAACTGCACCGATTACTTCGCGTATGTATCCGTCGTCATAAAGCTCGAACGACAAATCTGCGCCTACTTCCATCGATTGCGCGACCGTCACTTCCATATCCTCGATCTGCTGCGCGTCCAGTTGCGGCTTCTCTACTTTAAGCTTGGCCTCAGCCAATCGCTGAAACCCTTCGCGTAATTCCGGCAAGATAAAACTCGAAGCCCACAGTTTGTTATCGCTAGTCATGCCGAACACCTCCGGCTTTATTATATGCGAATATGTGTTCGGATATCAATCGGAAATAATTTCTATGATCTCGCTGATGTCGTCGATTTCAAACGTATTCACGATTCGATCCAAGTGTTCGATTGAAATCCGGACCACATGATTACGTGATAATTGAGAGATGGCTGCGGGGCGTATTCCGACCTTTTCCGAAAATTCGCCTTGGTTTAGTCCGTGCTTCTCCATTAATTTATCGATACGTAAAACCACTCGTCTCAT